CAATAGCCATGCTTCACCCTGCGATCAGAATTATCTTCGTGACTGTGGCGTGCGACACGAAGCTTTCCGCGGGCTCCGTCACTTCGAATACAGTTTCGTAGTGGTAGCTGCGAAGGGGCGCTTGCGCCTGCACCCGCTTGCTCACTTTGAGTGTAATCGTACGCTCCTCGACGTTCGCTGCAGTGTGGAACACAATATCGCCCGGAAATTTTTCACGCAGCCACTTCTCGCCTTCGTCAGCCCATCGCCATAGGGCTTCGTCCTTGAGGCTGTCGCGGCCGCGCATGAGCTCTCGCTGTGTCGTTAGCGGGTACTTTTGCCATTGTGCGGGCAACTCTTCACCGCGCAGTACTTCGCGCAAATCCCGCTTGGCGTTGGCGGATAGTTCGTGTGCAGGAACGCCGTCTCCATCGCTTCGATCCGATGCCATATATTTCTCCAGACTGTGGGCATGTCCTCGCGGAAGAACGTCTCGCTGCTCTCGGCATCCTCCTTGAGCCAGACGTACGTGCTTCGCACGGCCTTCACCTCGGGATGCTTGGCAAAGATACAAGCAGCAGTGAGCGCCAGCTGCACGCTGTCCTCGATAATCTTCCCCGTCTTCCAGTCAACAGCCAGCGCGACATCACCGACCACCTTATAGAAGTCGCACTTCACGCGCAGCCAAGCATCGCTGTCGAAGTTACCCGTCGGGGTAAAGTTCTTGGTGATCGCCAAGCTCTGCTCGACGAAGATGTTCTCTGCCGGCGTAGTACCTAGCACCTTCACGGCCCACGGCTCGTACATCTGCAGATCAGGCGGGAGAGGCGTGCGGTCAGAGCCACAACGCACAGCTAACATATCATGGACATGGTTGCCCCAGTCCAGCTGCTGTCCTCCCGGCTCCTTATAGTTCTTCGCGAGGTCGATCTCCCAATGTCGCTTGGGGCATACCTCGAAGTTCTTGAGGCGGGAGAAGCTCCACGCGAATGGCTTGACGCGTGGAGCACCGGTACGGGTGGAAGTAACAATGGCCATGTGAGTTCCTAGGTGGGGGTCAACGCATGCTTGCGCATAAGGTCATGCGCTGCGTCGCGCTCACAGATAGCATTTTGGAGCTGTGATTTCAATGCATCGGTTCCACGTTTCAACCTATCGATGTCGTCCTTGAGCTCACGATTTTCGCGCCGAAGCGACATCGCTTCGCTACGCAGCGAATTTGCTTCGCTATGGTACTGCGAATGCAGCTTGCGCTGCTTGGCGAGCTCTTCTTTCGTATTGTCTAGCAGTCTCTGCGTCGGCACATCCAGCTTCTCAAGCGCGCCCTGATGATGGTTCAATGCTTCGACGATCCGATCAGCAACGCTCTCGTTGGTGACGACTGCGATCTGATGAAGTCGCTCCTTGGTGCCGACACGCTTCGACACGATCGATAGTTTTTTCGTGCCGGGGAACATCACGGAGGCGAAGTAGTCCTTGGGTGGGGTCTTGGCCATGTACTATCCTTTCAGCATGGTGAGTTTGGTAACAAGTGCATCGCTCGGGAACAACGCCGCATCGTCTTCGAGCACGACTGATTGTCCTGATTTGGAGATTACCCAGACATGCACTACGCTCGATCCCGCGGCGCGGTGAATGTCGACGTGCTCGAAATCAGGCGCCCACATGCTGCTCTCGACGCGGCCCCATCCCATCCGCATGGCAAGGCGCTCTTCGTGCGTGTAGGGGCGCACGGGCGCAGGGCTTTGAGTGGTGGCTCCAGCCATGCCGCTGCCCCCACCGCCACCATAACTAGCGCCCAAAAGTCCGTGCTTCATCTTCAGCTCCATAACCGCTTGCGCCTGCTCGATTGGCATCTTGCCCGCAAGTACGGCTTTAACGAGTTCTTCCATGGGCCACCCTGAGAACATATCGCCCTGCACTGGAGGGCCATAATAAACGTTTGTAAGCGCATGCTGCTCCAACGCCTCTGCGTTGAGCCGAGTTTGGGTCTTAGTTAAGCCTCCAACAGATATAGAGGGGAAAGGCGGCGAGGGCGGTGCTGATTGCCACATTACTTTGCATCTCCGTAATTGGGTCCGTATTTTGTCTCGCAGGCGAGTGGCAAGTCCGGTGCCCATGCAGGTCTCCTGTTCATCTCCTCCTGCATGATGTTACGCACGGAGGTAACCATCGCACTGGGCACTGTGTAAGCCAACGCGTCATGCACCTGAAGCGCCAACTGGATGAAACCCATGCCAGCCGCTTTGAGCCTTGCGGCGATCCTGACCTCTGCATCCATCACGATGCAGCGCGCGAGCGCCTGCACAATATTTTCGAGGAGTGCTCCACCGTATAGGCGTCGGGTTTCCCCTGAGTGAGTGTACGTCCATCCATCGGGCGTCTGTCGAAGGTTGTCGTAGTACAGATATAGACCGTTGGGGAGCGAGATTTTTCCCTTATAGAACACACAAGGGCCAATGCTAAAGCTCCCGGGAGCGCCAGCGAGTATAGGGATGGCAGAATTGAGAGCCTTCCAAATAGACTGCACACCGGGATACGTGCTCCTGTACGTGTTGACGATCTTGAGGCTTTCGTCGTCGGTGAGGATGAGCTCGCGGCCCTTGCCTGTGATCTTCACAGCTTCGAGCGACTTGACGCGCACCTGATGCTTGAACTTGATCCAGCCCAGTCCGAAGCCCAGACCCAAGATCGAAGTCTTGCCTAGAAATCTCTGCTCGGCGGTTACCTGCGAGGTATCGGGTAGCTGGAAAACCTTCGCTGCGAAAATCTTGTAGGGATCGAGCCCCAACTCGAACTGTCGCAGCAACTCCCACTCGCCGGCGAGCCAAGCAACAATTCGCGCTTCGATCTGCGAGCTGTCAGTGTTGACGACATACCAGCCCAGCCACGACATGAGTGCGCGCTTTAGATGGTTCACCACGCCGCGGCTCGGCAGGTTCTGGACGTTCAGCTTCCAGTCGCCTCCCAGCCTGTGCGTGTGGGCGGCCCCGTATCTGATGGGCATGGGGATCAGCTTGGCACCCGCAGGGAGCCCCCTGTAGGCGAGGTAGCTGACTGGCCACTCCAACTGCGAGATCGCGATGAAGCGCTGCGTGCGGGTCTCTTCGATCGTGCTCTTGTGCCCCAGCCTCGCTGCGACAAGCGCCTGCACGTTCGTGTCGGGGTGATCCTCGAGATCGGTGAACTCCTTGTCCGCCTTCGAAAATGCGAACGTCTCTTTGCCAGTGGTTGGCGAAATCTTCATGGGCGGCTCGATACCCAGCGAGGTAAGCAGCTCCGCAAACTTCGGGTTGCTCATGAGCTCGGGGCATTTCCCGTTGGCGTCGTACGTGAGCCCGCACGCTGCCATCAGGTTGGCCTTGTCGTTTAGAATGTCTTGCAAGTGTATCTGCAGCTCGGCGCCGTTGACGGCGAACTGCGGCACGACGGCCATGCGCAGGACGTGGTCCATGACGAGGAGCTCGTTCACTGGAAACCCCTCCGACATGATCTTGTCGAAGATGCCCTCGGCGAGCTCGCTATCGTCTCCGCAATACTGCTCGTACTCCTGCATCCAGCCGGCGTTGACGATGTCTTGGTAGTGAAGCCCCTGCATCTTGTGGACGGCGTTACCCTTGTGCCGCCCTATGATGTGCGGGGCAGCAACAGCCAGAGCAACGCTGCGAAGCTCGTGCCCGTGCCAAGCACGCACCATACCCATCGCATCCACCATGAGCCTTGGAACAAAATTATAGCGCCAAGCACATATGCACATATCGAACAGAGAATTATAAGTGACCACAATTGTGTCATCGGGGTCCAGTAGCGCAAAGAACGCTCCTATCTTGTCAGGGTGAAGGTTGATCACGGGCTTACCCGGCCGCTTCACGGACAGCATGATCACTTCGAAACGCGGGTCGAGGACGTACTCCACCGGCGTCATCTTCCGGAGAGAATAGTCCTTGTCGTAATAGGTCTCGAAGTCGATCGTGAAGCGCTCAGCCATAGATCACTTTCCCTCTGGGCGCGAATGTGCTGAAGCGGTCAAATCCGCGATTAAGGCGTTGGCTCTTGGGAGATATCCCTTCCACTGTATCTCGACCCAAGCATCTCGGTTTTTGCCTTGCCAATTGTACGGAACGTCTTGCCGACAAATGATCCGAGCGACGCGCTCCGGGTCGAGCTGTGGCGCTGTCTGCGGTTCACCAACTAGGGCGAGAATAGCCGCCGCTTTGGTGCGCGCGTCACGCTGCCTGTCCACTATCTCGAAGCGCTTGGAGTTCGGGATTATGAAAGCCTTCGGGTCGATGATCGCCGCGATATCATCCACGGTCGCGGCAGATGACTGCGTATCCTTGTTGTCGCCCATTTGACTTACCTCCTCGGGTAACTTACGTTAGGAGGGCTTCGCGAGAAGCGCCTCCTGTGGGTGGGAGACGGACGGCGGGTTCTTCCTTGGGAGCCCGCCGTTTTCGTTACATACGTGCGACGGTGTGGCCGTCTATCTTGAAGCATTCCATGTAGTTGGCTGGCGAAATCGCCACGTACGCCTCCAACGGAATGGGGACATCCTCACCCAGTAGAGCGGCCGACGTCAACAGCGCGCTACTGTCTTGGATCGCCCTCTTAAGCTCTGGGGACACAGCAGGTGTGTGCTTGCAGGCTTTGTATGCTGCGAACTTCTCCATCCACTTGTCCATGCGTGGATCGCGACCCGCCTTGCAGAGATGCATTGCAGCGGGGAACATGTACCGTAGCTGATGCCCACTCTCGCACCCTCTGTTCAGCATATGGAGCACGTGCTGCACGGTGCCAAAGCGCCTCCCGATTTCGTAGCGCTTCTGCATCCAGTCGATCACTTTCTTGCCGGCGACGTCTTCGGGCCACTGCCACCATGCATTGCGCGGCCGCAGTGGCGGGGCCTTCTGGTCGTGAGTGCGCATGTAGAGCATGACCTTGGGCGCTACTACGCCATCGATCTCGCCGGGCACCTGCACCGTGACCCAACCCTCCGACGCGTTGATGTCTGCGAACTTCGCGGCTTCAGTGAGGATGCTGATGTGCTCGCGCGGAGCGATCAACCGGATGCACTCTTCGTGCGTCATCTCGAACGGCAGCGTGCGGAGATAGATGTCCCGCTTGCGCTCGAGCTGCTTGATCATCTCGGAATAAACGTTGTCGTGCATTGCTGGCATGGGGTTTCCTCAGTTGTCGAAACAGAACACCACACGGTACTCTTCGCCGTCCTCGGGCTCGTACATACCGAAGTAGTATTGGTGTGGATGTTTGACGGCTGGATGGTCCGGTCCAAGAAACACCTCGGCGGGATTGTCCTCTGTACCGGCCAGCGCCACCATGTACTCGTCCAGAGTACAGTAGGAATGCGAGTGCCCGTCGCTACCCCAGTGTTCAAATAGCATTTGGGGCAGCTCCGATGCGTCCTCGGGGATGCCTTTCGCGTCAGGCCCATCCCCTCGGACACCGGCGAGCCGAGCGAACAGATCATAGTTCCTGCGGCGCGCGTTGCACCAGACGTAATGCTGCTGCCACTTACCGTCCTCAGGGTCTTTCCTGAACTCGAACGTGTGTGACATTTCGCGCAAGCCGATCCACTTGCCGTTGTGCTTTTGTTCCAACACGAGATGGATGTCGCAGCCCATAGTTACCTCCGTGGGTATAGGGAATTGTGGTGGCTTGCAGAGCTTAGCGGGAAGTTGCGCTTTCGCGTGGGGGCCCCGAGCTCTGCCTTGTTCACCGTGAGATGTGCACGGCCCTCCCGTTGCCACCGCGGCTGAGGGGTTCTTTGACTACTGCCCCCTTAGCTCTTATCGCTGTCCGCGATCAGCTTCATGATCTCTTCGGCATCGCCAAGGAAGAGCCGATCGAAAATCCTGTCCCACTTTGCCTCGTGAACCTTCAGGTTCGCTTCCGACTTCTTGTGGTCGAACTTGCGCTCGCTGATCTCGAGCTCAAACAGCTCGATAACGCGCGTGCTCTTCGACAGCGTTAGCTGGTTCATAGGGAGGCCGCCGAGCGTCTTGGTGCGCGGCTTGACCTTTCCTTTCTTGATTGCCTCGATCGCCTCCTTGAAGGTGAGCGGATCAGCGGTCGCCGCCACCCAGCAAGTCTTCTCCAGCTCCTGCCATTCTTTGCTCTTGATGTCGTACAGCCGGTTCTGGGCGTACTTCAGCTGCTCTCTGCTTATCTTCTTCATACACGTTCTCCTGTTGGGTGGTTACTTAGCGGGGTTACTCCACCTGCTTCGGGATGTCGACGACGTCACCCCAAGGATACTTCGAGCCCTTGTAGATGTTGCCCCAGATCACCGGGTACGCCGGCGCCGCACGCGGGAAGCTACCCATGCCATCGGTGAGGTATACGAGAGCTTCCGGCTCCAGCCCCTCTTTCGCGACTGCCTCGAACACCGGGATGAAGCTCGTGCCGCCACCACCCGGAGCGCCCTTGCGCCGGATCGTGTTCAGGTCGCTGATGTCTTCACACTCGTCGATGCGGTTCACAGCCGCATCGCACCAGATCATCACGAGGCGCTTGGGCTTGATCTCTTCGAGGATACCTGAGACCTCAGCCATAAACATGTCCAGCTCTTTGCTACCAACTGAGCCGGAGGTATCAATACCAACCACCACAGTGCCAGCACCAAAACCAGATCGTCCGGGCGCGTAGATATCACGAGTGATAAGCCGACGATCAGGGCGAGCCCAGTCAAAAGCCCCAGAACCAACTTTGCGAGCAAAGAGCGATTTGATGTGTTCACGCCAATCGACCTTCGGTGTGAGGATGTCCGTGAGTGCGCGCTGCAACTCGGCCGGCAGTTTACCCATTGCCTTGGCCGCTGCAATACCCGCAGCCACTTCCGTGTCCCACTGCGCCGGATTTCTGTTGTTGTTCGCCGACACCGGGTCCTGACCCATCGAGGTGCCGGGATCGAGATGCACGTCGAAGCGTCCCTTGCCTTGGCCCGGCTGGCTCCCCTTACCGCCTCCCTTGCCGCTGTTCGACTGCTTGAAAATCTTCCGGTAGATGTCCAGCGAGTTGTCCTTCGACGTTGCGATGGCTGCATCCAGCAGGCCCAACGGCTGATTGTTCTCGTCGGTCGGAAACTGCCCCACCTTGCTCTCGCTTAGGATGGCGTTGATGACATAGTCCTCGGCCATGTTCATCTGCTCGGCGTCGAACGGCAGCGTCTTGCCGTCGGCGTACGCCACCTTGCCGCGCATCTTGAGCATGAACGTAATGCCGCAGTGATTGAAGATGCAGTGGAGAATTTCGTGGCTCGCGATGAACACGCGCTGGTTCAGGTTGAACCTGAAAAACCCCTTCGGCCCGACGTTGAAGATCAGGTTGTTGCCATCGGTTGCAGCGATCGGGATCGCGGGATCATCCGTGAACACGGCGTTCTGCTTGTTGCCAGTGTTCTGCAGCATGCTGTAGAAGATGTGCGAGAACGCCGGGCAGTGCCAGATCAGGGCGGCGCGCGTATCGCTCCACAGCTTCTCCTGCTGCGGCGTCAGAGCGACTTGCTTGATAGTCTGCATTGTTCAATCCCTTCTTCGATAAGGCATTTGATGGTTAGGATGTCGGTGTCCGGCCCCGTCTTGAAGTAGGGCAGGTCTTTGTACTTGTCTTCGAGCGATGTCGCTTGCCCGCAGATGAAGCTGGCGTAGCGCCCGTGGCCGTCATCAGACGATAGCCACCGGCTACCCCATGGGAAGAACTGCACGAAGATCGTGTTGAGCATGGCGGCCACGCACACTCCATGCGTCTCAGTCACCTGTGCAGTGTAGTAGTCGTTATGGAACATCTGTTCGGGGTAGCCCAGCGCGAGGAGCTCAGCCCTCTTCGTCGTCTCCGAAGACTGCGACATCCTTGCTCTCCGAGAAGAAATCACCGTCGGTGATCATGATGCTGGGGGCACGCTGGTCTTGGATCATCATCGCGCGGGTGAGGAGTTCGCGCGCCGACTGCCGTGCCAGCTTCAGCATCATCGGGTTCTTGATCTTGACGTTGGCCGTATCGAAGTCGACACGCAGCTCGATTGTGATCGTGTATGCCATCTCAGAAGTCCTCCTTGCACGCTGGCTTTGGCTGGGCCTTCAGGTTGTCAGGCATCATGACCGCAGCGACGAAGAGACCGGGCCACACAAGTGTCAGCTGCACCATGGTCCAGTCGAACTCTATCCTCTGCTTGGGACAGCGAGCATGAACGTCACGGATAAGACTTCCGTAACAAAACCCGGCGAGCAAGCTGCCGATGATCATGTATGTGCCGAAGCGCATCGTTACCTCCGTGGGTTACTTGTCGTGGGTAGAAGTGGGGCGGCAGGGCTACGGTACTCGGAACTCAGTGGGACGTTTAGAGCTGTTAAGCCAACGTCTAATCCTGTGAGGACATCACCTATCCGAGAGCGACTGTACCTGCATCTAAGCGCGCGGTGCCCTATGAAGGCCCGGCCTATGATCTACTTGATCTACGCCCCTTACTCTTACGACTGCTGCTTCGAGCTCAGCGCGATCGCCGCCATCAGCGAAGAGTTCTGGCGAGCCCACGTGTCGAACGCCTTCTCCGATACCAGCGACATGTTCTTCTTACATGCCGTGGTCGCGAAGGTGACAGCGAACTCCTTGGGCAGGCGCTCGATGTACTCGATGATCTGCGCAGCGTCCTTGTTCTTGATCTCGTGTGCCAGCTGATAGCACACCAGCATCTGCGCATCTGGCTTGCCCGGCACCTTGACGCCGGCCGGGTCCTTCACGATGTCCGCGTACTTCGGCATCTCGCGCTGGATTTTGATGAAGCTCATGTACTGCGCGGAGCCCGCGCCCATGATCCCCATCAGCTGCTCGGCCACCTCGGGGCTCTCCGGGATTTCGCCGCCGTTGCGCTTCATCTTCACCTGCAGAAGACGATCGACAGCCACCAGTGAGCGCGGCGTGGTCCACGGTCCCTGCTCGGCGGGCACCTTGTCCTCGAACACGATCTGCGGGTTCTGCTGCGCGAAGGCGATGGTGAGAGGCATGACGTTGTTGTTCACCGCCCAGTGCTCCCACGAGGCGAAGTCCGGGTGGATGTCGATGCGCTGCTCACGGTTGATGACGAAGTCGAACTCCTTCGTGACACCAGACCGGTCGTCCTTGCGATTGCCTGCGCTGATCACGGCGATGCCATCGTGAAGCTTGTGAGGCCCGACCTCGCCCTTGAGCTTGAGCTGCGCCGCGGCCTTCTTCGTGTCGCCGTCAGCCTGCGACCACTCGTCGAGGAAAACAATCCCGCGCTTGAACGTGTTGATGTGCCGGCCGTGCGGATACTCCTTGGTCGGCTTGGTCATCATCCACGACGGCGTGGTGAAGACCGACGCGAGGCTCACGCTGCCGTCAGGGTTGTTTACCTTCGTGGGTACCATGTACCCCAGAAGATCAGTCGGCGTGAACGTCGCGAGGAAGCACGTCGCGAGCCCCCACGTATCGCTGCCGTCCGGCTGCTTGCCGTCTTTCTTGTTGAGCCATGCCACGAGCCCTTCGACGAAGTCCGACTTGCCGATGCCGGGAGGGCTCTGCAGATGGGTGGCAATTCGCGCGTCGATGTTGTCCACGACAGCCTGACGCAAATCCATGAGACGCATTGGTAGTTTCTCCTGTTGGGTAGGTGGTTGGTAGTCAGTCGTTGAGATGGATGCCGATGCGACCGCTGGCGTACACGAAGCGCCGGTGAGTGCGCAGAAGCATGTGCTGCTCCAGCTCTCCCAGCTGTTCGTAACAGACGCGGTCAATCTTCAGGATGTTCTCCTTGGAGTTGAGGATGGCGGCGACCGGCAGACCGTCGCGCCCCCAGCCAAGGCTCTCGTCAACGAAGCGCCACAAGCGAGGCGGCCCTTCATCGGGGCAAAGTGCAAAGCTCATTCTCGTCCTCTCCTGTGACGCTTCGATGGTTATCAGACCACGATCTTGGCGAGGTCCATGTAGACCTTCTTCGCCAGCTCCAAGCTGACACGCTCGCGACGCAGCGAGCCGTCCTCTCCGAAGCAGATGAAGATGTCGACGCCTTCCTTGACGGCGTAGCCGATCTTCGGCGGTGTAACGAACACCGTCTTGACCGCTTCGTCGAGCGCGACACGCACCTCTGCCGACACCGGACTGGGGAGAGCTGCTGCTTTCCTCCGTGCCCAGAATGCCTTGGCAGCTGCACTGCGCTCTGCCTTCGTACGCTTCTTCTTTGCCATGTTACCTCTGTGGGTATCCGCTGATACTCCCGGCAGCGGCGTCCGGGTACTCCCCTATAGGGGTGGGGACGTCTTCACATCCGGTACTTGAGCTGCATCGAGCTCGTCAAGCAACTTCGCTGCGACCTCGCAGCACTCTTTGAACGTACCCTCTTTGAGCACGGGTCGCGACTTGAACAGCGCGCTCCCCTGCACCTGACCGTAGAGCGTGTGCATATTGGCGCGCGTGCGAAACTTGTTGCCAGTAGGTACGACGCTGCGAACTATATTAAGTCCGTATCGGGACAGCTCGTCCTTCACCAGCTTGCGCAGCTGATCGCGCTCGAAGTCCTCTTGACGCAGGCGCTCTTGCTCAGTGGGAGACTGCTCGCTTAGCCACAGCGACGCCGGGCTCTCCTTGTGCTTCATCTCCAGCACTCCGTACGCCACCATCCTCACCGCTGACATTCACATCTCCCACGTGCTCGAGCACCCACGCACAGAGCTTTTTGAACGCGTCATGGCCAGCTGACACCATAGAGTTCTTCTCTTCCCCACGACGCGCCACAGCATACCACGGGGCCGGCTTCGATCCACCTACATGGAGGATCATGTTGAGCTCCGACAGCTCTTGACGCACCTTCTTGAGGTACTCGCGGCGCGCCTGACCGTTACCTCCGGAGGTATGATCGCTCGGGATTTTCTCGATGTCGATCACGCCCCACGCCGCCCATCTGATATGGTTCATCTTCTAGCTCCCTGCGCGCATTACGTACCAGCGCCTCTTGGTGTCGTAGGACAGCCACCCGTCTTCCATCAGCTCGTGATGGAATTGATTAATGCGTGTGGTGATCCACCAAGTGATAGATGGCCCACCGTTTATATAGTCTGGCTTCTCGCCGATCGTGCGCTTCATGAAGTGCAGCGCGTGTCGATATCCGTGCTCGTGCTCGATCACAAGAGCACAGAGCACCAACCAATCGTCCTCTGACATCATTCCACTCCTGTGATGTATCTAACCAGCTTGCGGCACGCGCGAGCTTGAGTGACGCCGAAACACACCGCCCCGTTCACGCCGGGAACTCTGGCCCGCCATAGTGTGCCCCATACACTGCTATCGACTTCCAGCTCAGCACCCAGCAATAACGCTTTGGCTGTCCACTCTTCGCCGGCGTCAGGTGTTTCGTCGAACTTTTGCGGCATGAGTGCGCGCCTTCTCCTGTTCGTGCTTGGCCACCTTGGCCTTCCAAACCTCCAGCGCGATCTCGTCCCTGTCGAGATACAAGCACTTCAGCGAAGCTTTCAATACATCCTCGGATGCATCGCCGTTAATGAAATCCTGCACGCGAGCTTCGATCAGCTCTTTCGTTTCAGCGTGTGTTCTTCGCATCGGAGAGAACTCCTGCGAGTTCGAGGGCTTTCTTTGCAGCAAGCCATGGGGCTGCGAATACCTCGTAGTAGTGGCCCGGTGCCGCACCGCCAAAGTTCATGAGCGGCATGCCATTCGGCAGCACAAGCTTGAACCCGTTAATCTCTTCGCAACCTCGGACGCTGTACCACGTGTTGCGCTCGATCGTGTAGCCGAGAAGAAGCGCTTTGGTGATCAGCACTTGCCGTTCCTTACGCTTCTTCTCGCCCATTGTTACCTCCAAAGGTTACGCCGCGATCTCTTCGCTCTTCTCGCCGGCCGGCAGGTGCGCCTTGATCAGCGAGAAGTCCTGATCATCGATCGTGATGAACTCACCCTTGTGGTAGGCGAGCATGTCGACGTAGTTGTTGAGCACCTGAAGCAGTTCGTTGCCCGGGTGCGACTTCATCATGTGCTCGACATCGCGATCGACCATCTCGGTCATCTCCTTGCGACGCGCCTCGTTCACGTCGAGGCCGTTGTGGATGGCGCCGGTGAGGAGATTGTCGAGGCTTGTCTTGGTGACTGCCTCCTTGTCGCTGGCGACTTTCTGGATAAGGGCTGCGATGGCCGCCCCGACAGCAGCGCGGCAATCTCGGGTGGATATACAAACTTGCATTTCTTCTCCTTGCGTGGCGCCTTTGCTTTCGCTCTAGGCGTGGGGACAACGACCTCAGTGATCGTCACTGTGCCGTATGGGGTGGAGTAGGGCCAAGGTCTGAACTCGTCGAAGACTTCACGTGTTCGAGTAACGGTACGAGCCACGGCATATCTCCTATATGCTTACCGTATTCCTTGACGAACCTACTAACGGCTTGAGCCGGTGTTTCACCCGACGTGTTAAACGCGAACGAGTGTTCATTATTCCCCGGCATGATCGCGAACCATGTACCGTTCGGGCTCTCCCACAGTACAGCCCCTACCATAAGCCACTTCGTGACGAGCACTTCATCGTCCGATGGTGCTTCGGTCATGTGCTACTCCTTCGAGGAGGGGCGCTTCTTCCAGCGATACGGACCGGCCACAGGACGATCTTCGACCACTGCATCGATGAAGTCCTGCACCAAACAAGACACCACAATCAGCACCCATATCCTCCACGAAGTCTGCACGCCGAGCACCCTCGCAGTAAGCTCAGTCACGAGTGCCCAGATAGTTGGGGTCATGATCATGTTACGAAATCTCAAGTAAGCCATGTTACCTCCGTGGGTATTGTTCGCGCGGCAGGGGCGACCACCTCCTACATCGTCATTTGCCTCGATTGGTTTCGGGACTTGTGGTCCTTACTAACGTTCTGTAGGCCGCTCTTTGGCGTGACTTCCTTGTCAGAGGCGCTGCAGCGCATGGCGAAGGCTGACACCTGCCCGCTCTCGCTCTAGGAGCACATGCCCCCAGCAGTCATTGAGCTACGCGCGATCTCTCAAAGCAATTCCAGATGGTACCTCCGCAGGTAATCGTACGCTGCGTCTGCTTGATCGTAGCCGAAGCCTATTCGAGAGTACGACATGCCGTCACGAAGCGGCCCAGACACAATACATTGCCAGTATTTTCGCGCCGACGCTCTCTCGGGATGGCCGTAGTCGTCGTATTTGAACATGGCGCCAAGCATCATGCACCGCGTGACGTATAGTTCTTGCTGTTCGGCGAACGGAAGCTTCGCTTTAGCATCCATCACGCCACCATCAACAGCCAGAACCCCGCGGCGCCGGCGAGCATGAGTGCGCAAGCCGACAACACTGCATACTCGAGTGCTTCACTTGACGACATTCTCCTGCTCCTCCTGCAATAGCTCAACGAATTTCTTGCACGCACGGCCTAGCCAGTCGTCTGTGATTTCTGGAAATGAGCCACCCGTACCTACACCGTATTTCCACTGACGAGAGTTGATCTCCTCTGCGTACTGCTCGATGTGGGCGCCCAGCAATAGGGCCTTGGTGATCCACGTCTGAGCATCCGGAAGGTCTCTAGTGTAGACACGCATCACGCTCCTCCATACTTGGCACGCATCTCGTGCATGACGCATTCGATCTCAAGCCAGCTGCACTCTGGCGGCAGCATGTTCTTTTCGAGCTCGTCGCCGAACCGACAGTCCGCGTACGGCTTGACGTTGATCCAACCCCCGGGCATGGCTGTAATGTTTGCTGGCCACACATATCCGTCCGGGTGTCTATACGCAGACATGTGCTTGCCTGAAGGGAGCGTCTCATTCCAGACTTCCCAGTCCTCGGAGTAATACTCCCATTGCGGCATTTTATGGTCCTATGATTTAGTGGTGAGGCCCGGTGGCCTTCTAGACCGACGAGCTTATCTCGACGTCCTCACCCGCACCGGCAGTTCCTACTTCTCCGCGCTGGGGCTCCACTCGCCCGACACTATTGTGCAGGGCTAAAGCTGCTTAATCCAGCGGTCGCATTATCGCTATTATGCTACGGTGCCACTTAGTGTTGGTTACCCCGGCAGGTTACCATGCTGCATCGAGCCTTTCGCTCCGTCGTCGTACTCGGAACAGGATGCACCCGCATCGTGCCTTTCCTTTCGCGTGTCGTCGGCTCTGCTCTTGACGTGCCGGATGCCAGTCCGGTATTTGAGCTACGGGGAATACTTTGTACGCATCTCGTGCGCGATGCACTCTATCTCCAGTGGGCCATCGTCCTCGATGCGGTAGTGCTCGACTATCTTGCCGCTAGTGTTCTCGCCGAGTATGACATAGACATGGCCATACGGAAAACCCGAAATTCGTACGTGCCCCGGCGGACGGCGGCAGCAATATAGCAAGTACTGCCCGAGCTGCTCCTTGCGCGTCTCCCATGAACCATGCATGAACGCTGTGTGCACCCACACAGTCATGGCGCGGCCTCGTGAGTGCGCCCTTCCAAGATTTCCTTGCGCCACTCCATCGCGATGCACTCTATCTCGAGTATACCACCATCCTGCATGGCGAATTCACGATAGGCTTTCTTGCCTGCGCCGTCGTTCGACCATTTGTCGAACATGATATTGATCCAGCCAGCTGGATAGTTTCTGTCGCTGGCATCTAGCACGTTGAAGAACATCAACAGCCACCTGTCCTCAGTGACCATCTCCTGCTTCACCAGCCAGCGATAGTCGTGAACTTCCCAGCCGTCGGGGCATTTCATCGCCGCTCTTCCATCTCGATGTACCCTGCCTGTCCACCCTCAGTGACAGCCAGCTTGGTGCCGTCGATGAACTCGAACAATACAGAGTAGTACGTTCCATCGTTGTCGACGCTACCACAATCGGCGGTCACCTTTGCGATGGTTTTACCGATCAGGTGAGGAAACGTTTCGATGATGCTATCGATGTCATGTGGCCACGGCATTTGTTACCTCCAAAGGTATGCACGGCAGAGTTGGCTAGGCTCTGCATCTACCCTGATTGATATGCCGCCATTACTTACCGACAGCCTTGGTCTGGTCACGCATACGCGATCGCAGCAATCAGTTGTTCTACGACCCCATGGGTTCGGTAGGCCAATTGAACTACGTGCATTCTTTGCACTGAGGTGGCGTAGCCAACTCAAGTGCATCTGTTTTCACCGGCATGGGCGCTTCACCATACATAACCACGGAGGGATTTGAACCAGTCCGTCGGTGCTCTTCAAGCTACGTTGAGCTACGGTGAAACTTGTACATCGGTCCGGGTGGGTTTTGAAACATGTTGCCATGTCCCCGAACATCTTCCGTGAGATTTAGTGCCGCCACCTGTCCACATGCCGTACCTCTAGAGCTGCATGCGGGTAGTGATGGCCTGTGCTCAAGGGCCTTGAGAACCACTCTGCCCTATGCGGCCGCTCTTCTTTTGAGCTACGATGTATTGGGCGCGCGTGAGTGCGCGTTTAAATCTCACCGATGGTGGAGCACAAGCTGGGCATTAACCCAACCCCGCCTCTATCACCTTAACGCCGTCGGTCCGGCGCTTGAGTGGATACCCGCCACCCCGCGGTAACTGTGCACTATGAGACCACGGCAGGGTTTGCCTTGTACTTCGGCGCACCTGCTCTCGTGCTGTCGGTCGAGACTAGCAGGAACGACCTAACATGACGTCAAAGGGCGTCAGCGCGCGTGCATTAATACACTACGTGGTCCGATGGTGAACAGTACGGGAGTGGCGATGCAACATCCAAGGACAGATGCAACCCTTCCAGATGGGGGCCTGATTGGGTTGAACGCACCGCCACTCCCGCTCTTGCCTCGTGCAGTTTGGAGGGCATGGGGGGCCCTGCACGAGGTAGCTTGGTTGCAGGGGGCGGGATCGAACCGCCGACCGCGAGCTTATGAGGCCCGAGCTCTACCACTGAGCTACCCTGCGTTAGATCGTTAGACCGCGATCTTCTTGTCCACGATCGCCTCAGCCTGAGCACGAGAGTATCCGAGGTCGATCATGCTGTCGATGCGATCCTGTCGCGTGCCGTCGAGCTTGTAGTTCTTGATGTGCTCGGTGACCAGCTCCTGAATTTTGATCGCCGCTTCGCTCTGGTCCTTGAGACCATGCGAGTTCTCGCCGGTGACAAGTCCCTCGACCTTCTTCGCGATCGCCTCCCACTCCTTCTCCAAGGTCTTGTCGGCCTTGGTCTTGGTCAGGCATGCGCGGATCGCGTCGTCGGTCAGCTCGCTGTCGCTGGCCTGCTGCTCGCGTGCCACGTCCACCAGTGCAGCGAAGATCGCCTTCGGCTTGAGATCGGCCTCCGACATCTGGTCATGGATACGCACGACCCGATCGCCGACGGCCACAGGATCGCTCAGCGTGGTCATACAGCCCATGCCGATGATCTGCCGCAGCTTGCTCGCGTTGGCCTTGGCACCACCCGCAGTGTGCTCGGCGTGCTTGCTATCCATGGCAGTGTACGCTTCGTAGATCAGCGTCGCGTCGTCCTTGCCGCCACCTTGCGGCTTGGCCGTCGAGATCACACCGTCCGCGGCCGCCCTGAGTGCGCGAAGCCCCAGACGACCCAGCGCGCTGGCACCTTCGCCAGACGCCTTGCCGAACTTGTTGATATCCTTGAAGAAATCCCGGCGCATCTCCGCGGGATCGGCGGGTTGGTTGTGGTTGGTCGGAGGAAGTTCCTCCTCGTTGGCCTTCTCCATTTCGCTCGGCGCGTTGCTCACGAGAGCTTCGTTACCCGCAGAGGTAACGACCTCTTCGATCGCTTCCTGGCTCACCGCAGTCTGAACGTCCGGCTGATCCGGCAGTGCAGCCAGCACCTGCTCGCCTTCGTGCACAGGCATGTCAGCCTCCGGGTCTTCGGCAGCGTACTGCTGCTCTTCGACCGTGAGTTCCGTCTGCCCTTGCTCGTCCACTTGCGTGGTAAACACCGGCGCATGCTGCGCGTGGTGCTCTTCGTGACGCCGCAGGAACGTCGGGATGCCAGTGTCTGCATCGACGTTGAGGATGGAGGGGTCAACGACCCCCGTGAAAGAGGGATCGTTGTGGTCGGTCATATTGTAGGCACTCCTTAGTTGGCTGCTTTGTCCCAAGAGGGATCGCAGGCCCATCACCGTGTCGTGCACGGAATAGCTCCTGCGGAATAACCCGCCGCAGGCCGGGACTGCTATCCAGCAGATATGGACGGCCAAGCGGTGACCGTGGTCCGTGCAACACTTTGCAGTTGCCGGCATCCAAGTTGACATCGTGGACAGATGGCCCGTCGGGGCGTCGTGAGTGCGCTTCTACGTTTGGAGTGGCTTGACGCCCTAGCCTCGCGTTTGAGCTTGGCCGCATTGTGCGGCGCTTTGATGGTGCGATGGTTTGCTGGCATTGTAGGCGTGGGATCGACGCCTCGTTCTTAACCCAGTTGTTGGGGCGCAGAAGCCGGCCGACCCTCGGCTTCCTCCTGCCAGCGAGAGGCTTTATGCCTGCTCGACATTGTCCTCCTGAATGACGGTGACGTAGGGGTAGCACACCTCGAACTTATCGGTGAGTGCCTCTTTGACCTTGCGGCCCACCGTGGCGCGGTCATCTGCGACCGGCACAGTGAGCATTACCCGCAAGGTAACACGCTTGTGGGTAGCCGTTTGATCCTCCCTCAGGTTCGATGGTTAGTTGAACTTCGGCACGCGCTCTTTGTTGAGCGCCCAACGGTTGTACTCTGCGACCGCAGCGGCGAGGTCGCTGCCGAAGTCCTTAACCCATCGGCACTCGTCCTCCTTCGTATTCCAGCAGAGCACGGAATACGACATCGGAGCCAGCGTCGTGAGCTCAAGCTCCTCGCCGTCGGCGATCGCTTTGCTCATGGCGTACACCTCACCGGTGCAGCAGTTAATCTGCATCGCCCACCTCCTTGATTGGCACGAGATCATCCAACAACATGTCCCAGCCATACTGAAGACACAACAATGCGGCAGGGAACATAACGAACCAGTACAGCGCGAACGCATTAGCGGTCACGATACACCACCACGGTGCTGCCGCCTTCGTACTCGCGGTAATACTTCACGTCGTCGAGGATGGGGCCGCCACGCTTGAGCGGTGGCAGCATGACGTCGCCATTCGGATATGTGCGCGACGCGTCATGAGTGCGCGCCGGCTTGTTGGTGATGTACCAACTGAAGCCCAGCTTGCCGATACGCACGAAGCGCAGGCCACCCACCTTGCGGTAGGACACGTTAAGCATCGGGATCATTCGCTTCCTTTCTCACACTGTACCAAGGCGCATCGACATGCGCATCGGCCGGGATTTCAACAGGCACGAGACGAAGGGAACGAGACGCAACCTTGCGTGGATGCACCTCACCGTCGAAGTGCACGACACAGTAGCGCGGCACGTTCTTTACGTACGACACGAACGTGCCGAACTTGTCCGCCGAGCTGGAGTACAGTGGGCCAACACGATCGCCCGGCCTGAAGGGAATGAAGAGCTTATGCTTGCGTTTGGCTGGCATGTTACCTCCGAAGGTTACCCAATGGTGGGTGATTAAGGTTCCACGAATGTGGCGTTGCTGCCTTATTTGCCCAAGTCGAGCACAACAATGTGGCGAGCTGCCTTAATCGTTCGATGGTATTACCATACTAAACTCTGTAAGTCAAGACTAAGGACAAACAATTAGAGACTTTAATTGACTAACAAATACAACCACTTGCTAATTCTATAATTCTATAACAAGAAAGTGGGTATATAGCTATAAAGCGTTAGATGGTCCGATGGAGCGCGAAACCGTCGAGCGAACCCCCTCCCACTTTATATAGCGGTATATTATTTATTGTTAATAGATTATAGAGTTAGAAGGTAGGAGGGGGGATGGAACTCTCCCCTCTCTTCGCTGCCGAGGACTACACCTTGACGCCGCACGACCTCAAGAAGTCGAGGCGCGCGTCGGCTCGCTCCAACACGAGGAGCTTGTTCGCGTGCGACATCTTGCAACCATTGAACCCGCGACGTTTGCGACGCGAGATGGTTTCAGTGATATTCGTGGGACAAAGGTAATCCCTTTCCGTCTTCGGCTTATCCGAAGTCGGCTGATCAATCGAGAAGCGAGACTTCAAGCCAAGGCGTCGACGACGCTCAGCCTTCTCGCGTTCGGTCAACGGGTCTGATCTGTATTGCTTGAACATTGCAACACTCCAAGGTTAGATGGTGAGAGCACTAGAGGCGTAGGACTTAGACTTTCAAACGCACAGCTTGCGCTGCCATCCTGTCGTCACGTTCCAGACTTTGCGATGCGCTTCCAAACGCTACCTCTAGTGCTCACAGCATCCAACCTTGGCATTGGCAAAGGATGCTGGGGACAACTTAGACCGAACCATCTCATAGTTGAGTAGTTGTCTTTCCGACGCTCAGATGGTTCGATGTTGTCCCGCTGCCTAGCAACTCTGCTAGGGCTTCCCGGTCCCGCGCGCCTGCTTCGTGGCGCATCTACCCGGTATACCTAGCCCGTTGTCATCTTGTTACCTTGGGAGGTAACAGCCCGACGGCGGTTAAGGGGGAACCACTAGACGAGAGGTAGTAAAGCTCTCGCCGCCTAAGAGCATGCTTGTTTTGGCCGTTGCTCAGGTGGTGCAGGTGATCCTCCGTGCCACAGTGGCGGGGCGTTCCTACACTCAAGGTGTGGGGACGTTACCCCCGGGGGTAAGTGGACAGGCCCCCCCACCCCCGGGGCCCGGGCTTTTATTGGGTCCCACGGTAATATACCGGACCATAAAACCATCCCACCCCCCTCTGTGACATTTTTACAACACTTGACTTCCCACCCTTTCCGCATATCCTCCCATCAGGGACGTAGCTCAAACGGAGAGCGATAGGCCCGGACTTGAACTCCGAGACCCTAATTGATGCAGCGACAACGTGCCGGCGCTGCCGTCCCCACCCCTTACCCGTCACCCACCGGGAAACCCCATGATCAGCAACACACTCTTCAGCCAAATCCAGATGATGGTCCGCGGCGCGCTCTGTGCCGAGTGCAAGCAACCAATGACCGACGGAGCGGTGTTCTTCTCCGACGACACGACGCGCCGCACGGTGCACTGGAAGTGCCGCACCCTCGAGGACGACCCCAAAAAATTCGGGGCCGACCCCGTGTCGAGTGAACCCCAAAAAAATAATCCGCCCAAAATTTCGCGCATAGCTACGTTCCTCGGTAAGCTTCAAGCTGGGGTACCCTCCCCCGAAGACGGCAAACGTTGAGGCCATCCGATGGTTAAACCCACGTACACAGGCCCAGCGCATCCTATCGGCTACGTTGAGCTGCAGGTTGGGTGGGTCGGGATCAAGACGGCTGACGACCTGCGCGTGGCCGTCGACCAGCTTCGTGCCAAGGGCCTCGCGGAGCATCCCGGTTTCGTGCAGCATGGGGCTAGGCTGGAGACGACCGTAGATGGGGCCGGGGAGCCGCACTACACGTTGTACATGGGGTTTGCGCCGAAGACAGCTTCCAGTGAGCCGCTCGATCCGCACAATCTCAACAACTCACCGCCTCGCCAAGACGGGTGGCCGGAGCCGACCGACGGCATACTGCCTCTCGGATCGCGCGAACAGAAGTTCTGATTTTCAGAACACCTCAAGGAGAAGTAGAACATGAGCGAGACGCAGCCTCTGGTTGGAGACGTGAAGTCACAGTTTTTGATTGTCGACGCGGAGCAGATGCAACGCCAGATCGAAGCAGTGCGTCAGGAGCAGGAGCTCATGTGCGGATACGCGCTAGTGCTGAAGGGCACGCGCACCGCGGAGTTCTTGGACGAGAAGGATAGGCGGGTGATCGAGGTGTTCGCTACCTTTGCGCCCGCTGAGCAGAGCTGATACAAAGCCCAAGCTGACTTCCTAGCTTGGGGCCTTCATGGCGATATCGATAAACACCACCCTGAACAGCCGCACCGACATGATCGGTGCGCTGCGGGCGCTTCAGGACTATTTCGCCCAGCCCGTGAGCTCGTCGATCGACGACCAAGGCATCGGGCAGGCCATCATCGTTCTACAGAAGTACCTCGCCACTGTACCGGATGCGACCCAGCCGTCAGGTTTCAAATTCGATCCCGCACTCGTGCGGAGCAATATTGCGGACCACACTTTCCCGGCCGCGATCATCAACCTGCAGAGCATCGGGGTCAGCCTGTTCAATTTTCTGATCGACACTGACGGCGCCATCCTGACGGATACCGACGGCGCGATACTCTTGGATAGGACATCTTAAAATGGCCGCACGCGCTGCAACGCAAGCCTTGGCATTGAAGGCAATTCGTTTCCCCAACAGCATTGCTTGGGCGGGCACGTCGAAGCAGGCTGCACAGTATCTCGATCCGCCGCAGAACAACAAAGGCAACGCCGGCTGGATGAATTGGACGGCTGGCTGGTTGCGCGCGCAGGGGAAGTCGCTCATTACGCTTGGCAACTTCGGTGTATCCGGGACACGGACGGACCAGTTCAATGTGGCGGCGGCGATCGCCACCGGAGCGTCAATCATCGGGTTGGGCGACCCAACTAACGATTTTGCGCAGCAATACCCGGCAGCGGGCACAGTTGTCGCTACGGCCTTTGCCAATCAGAAGGCGCAGATCAAACAGATCAACGACGCTGGCGCCGTGTGCCTCTACGTGTGGGAATGCGGCGCGGAGAACTTCAGCGCGACGATGATCGGCAACACTATCGACTTCCTGCGACTGATGGCCGACTTCATGCAGTACGGCGACGGTGACGGCCGCGGTCCGCCGAACATGGTGTTCTTGGATGGTACGCCGGTGCTGCTCAACACGGCGGCGACCGCATCGATCGACCTGCTGAACACGCAAGACGGTACGCACAACAACATCGTGGCGGCTCAGAAATTCGGTCTCTACGCGGTGCCAAGGATCGCCCCGCTACTTCGTGAAATCCCCGGGCACCGCATGCGCTGCGCGCTGCAGAGTGCCACCTACGGCACCCGGAATATCTGGAACAGCCCCGGGATGACGGGGGCAGTTGCGGCCGCTGGCACTGGAAACACGGGCACCGTACCGACGAACGCAGGTGCAGCCCAGACCGGATTGGCCACTGCTGTATACTCGACGCAGGCGACGTCGGCCGATGCTGATGGCAACACGTGGGGCAACGAAACGAAGATCGTGGCTACCGCTACCGGCGCTGGTACGGTCTCGCTGATCTTTGCACTGTTCAAGAACAACATCGTCCCCGGCAGCATCGTGCGGGGCAGCATCGAGGTCGACGTGAGCGCCGCCACCGGCCTTCAGAACGTGTCGGCTAATCTGGAGAGCTTCCCGACTTCCGGAGGACCCACTGCTACCTACGACATGATCGACAGCACGCTCGGTACCGATCCGGGCGGTTACACCAACTTCGTCCTCGAGCCCCCGCCGCTCGTGTTTGGTAATTTCGTAGGTAGTCCGTTCACCAATCTCGCGGTGCGTGTGAAATTTAGCGCTGCCGGATCGGCCACTATCCTTGTTCGCAAGGGTCTGGCTGAGCTCGCCACGGCGTAACCAATGCGCAACCGTCGACCAGTGTTCTCTATGCCGCCAGAACAATCCCCTGCCCCGAATGTTGAGGGCATGATACTGGTCGACGCCGAACAGCATCGGCACCAACGCAGACAACTCGAGGAGCTCCGTATGAAAGTCTCAGAACTCTCCGGCAAGGTCGACACCCTGATCAGCCTCGCCACCAACTACAAGAACGCTGCCGACAGTCAGCAGGCCGCCCAGCTGCCCCCGGACGATCCGGAGGTCGAAGCACTGGCCCATCGGATCGACGACGCTATCGCCGTCCTGCAGGGCTCCAAGACGGCTTCCCCGGAGCCGACCCCGGCGCCCGCGCCCGCGCCCGTGGACCCGAACGCCCCCGTCTGATCACTTCTTTGTGATAATAGCACCCTTCCCGTTGACGCGCGGGAAGGGTGTTTCTATGTCTGGGGCCCCACACAGGAGACCCCATGCACATGACCTTCGAGAAGATCGAGCCAGCGCCAGAGCATCCCGCGTACCGCGCGGCGAAGATGATCAAGGAGCTGCACGAGGAGAACATCGCCAAGATCGACGGCGGGTTCATCTTCCTCAAGGACGGCGTCGACTGCAGCGGCGAGATGCGCGCCGAGTGCGTCAAGCAGATCGCCATGTGCGAGCAGATCATGGATCGCGCCCAGAACATGGACCCCAAACACTTTGAGCCGGCGGCCTTGATCTGTGCCGAGCTGGAGAGCACGATCGCGGAACAGCGAGCGACTTCCGAAGTCGACGCGAGCATCCCGGAGATCGGCAATTATGACCACGGAAAATAAGCCCCGCCACCTCAACGCCATCGACTTCATGATGATGGACATTCACCGTGAGCTCGATGAAGAGAACCTCCATCCGGAAACGTTCGTGGATAAAAGTGCTCGGCCCCAGCAGGAAGAGCACGGTGACGGTACGGGCGTGGGTGTACCACACCCGAAAATCCGTCTCCTCGATCCACTTCCCGAAAACGTCGAACTCCTCGACGTAAGCACCGCCCACAGGCTGCAGGTGCAGCGAGTGCTCCAGAGCGCGCTGGACTGGGGGCTTCAGGAAGTCATGGTGATTGGGTGGCACGACGAGGAGGAGATTTACTTCCTCTCGACCGATCCTAGCATCGGCAACGCGATCTACCGCATGGAGCTCGCGAAGATGAAGCTACTCACCGCGGTGAAGGACCGCTGGAACGTCGAAGGCTTGGTCACGCGCGACCAACCCGATACGCCGGAGCCTGCATGAGCGAGCGGAAGCACAAGTTCGCGCGCGAGCAACGCGTCGAAGTCCAAGGCGAGAACTATCCCCCGGTAGTAGAAGTGGTAGCCCTGCTACCGGGGCACTGCACTGAACACGATGCACCGTATTACGGCTGCGTGCATAGTGGCGACCACTTCCGCTTCTGCGAGCAAGTCCTCAAGCCGTTGTCACCCACGAACAGGAGCAAACTCAATTGAGCATTAACCCGAAAGCTGAGCTCGAAAATCTCGCCAAGCTTCAGCAGATGAAGATCAACGCGCGGATAGTCTCGCTGGAGACGTCGTTGAAGCTGATGCACCACCAGCATTTTACACAAAAGGCAGGTAATGACATCGATGCGATCACACTGGTTGCACAGGCGCAAATGATCGAGCAGTACATCCTCGGCAACATCGAAGAGGAAAGCGTGAAGGCCCTCGAAGAGGCGGCAAACAAGCTGGGCGGCCCCCGGATCGTGCGGCCCTGATGCGCGGCAAGCGGGCGTTCGTCGGTAGTGATCTTCGCGAGCTGATCGATCTCTATCGATGGGGCGCCCGCATGTCCGACCTGTGCATGCTGTACGGCGTCGAGAAGCAGACTATTCGCAGCACACTAAAACTACACGGGGTGAAGCTGCGCCCCCCGCATCGGTCTGCCATGGCGGTGCCGAAGCCGCATCGTGAAGCTGGATTGATTAAGTCCACCCGGCCGACGACACCCGCTGGCGCTCGACTTGTCGACGGTGACCAAGCACCCGACCAATTGCTGCGTTCATCTGCCCGTGTGCAACGAGACAGGCGTATTGCAGAGCGTCCACAGGATGCGAGTAATCGTTCTTGTCCGGAAGCGGCTTCCTAGTCCCATTGCGCGTTTTCGCGTAGCGGTATCCGCCGGCTAGGCCGCGGATGATCGTCGGGCACTTCAGGCGATCGAACAGGATCATCCCCTTGCCGTCGTACTGCTTGAGCAGCCACGCTTCCACCGAACGAAGCCTAGGGTCGAGCTCGTTGGTCGGGGCAGGCATGGCCTTGAAGCCCATGCGCCGAAGCAGATCGAACTCGCTTTCTTCGTAGAGTGTGCTCTTGTGCACCCCGCTGGGGTCGCCGACGATTAGTACAGGAAGTCCCATATACTCGGGCTTCATCAGTACCGGTCGGAGGTTCTGCTCCAAATGTCCCTGCAAACCAATGTCGGTGGCGATGACCTCTTCCAGCACGAGCAGTCGGCCGCGTGCGTCCATCTGCGTAATAGCGCTGCATGGGTCGCGTCCGAAATCCTGTCCGATAATGAGAGGCGCGAAACGGTTGACGAGTAGTCCGTCAGCCACGTGGAAGGCTGAGCGGAAGCTTTCGCGGAAGACGGCGGTACCTGATGGGTCGTTTCCGAATTGGGCATGGACGTATCGTCTCACATAATCGGGGTTATTGTTGCGCGACAGGCGTTCGTAGTAGAGCCGGCCCTGCGCGAGACGAACAGGGTCGTCGATGTCGAGCTTCATGGTCTCCGCGGTCTGCGTCAGCCATGCAAGGTTTTCAGCGTACTCTTCGAGACCACCGGGCTGCACGAAGATGTCCCAATCCGGCGGCTGATCGATGTCCATGAACTTGTGCCAGTCGCTGCCCTCAGTGGGCATGTTGGTGTCGGCGACGATACCGAACCACGTCGGAGCTCCGCGCGCGCCCGACGGATAACGGCCGCAGCGGCCGGCGATGCTGGCGACGAGATTGATGTCCATCTCGATGCACTCGGACATCCACGCACCGGTCAGCTGCATCGACAACAGGCGGCGCTGGTCTTCCTGATCTTCGAGCGGGAGAAGCAGCCACTCGGACCGCACATCGGCGAACTCGATGATGACGATCTTGTCCTGCACCTTGAAGCGTGCCACGCCGCTCAGCCAGCTCATGATGTCTTTCAACACCGTATCGATCAGCTGGCGCAGCGTCTGCCGGACGATGGCGAAGCGCGTGTAACGATATCCGTCTGCTGCGGGTGCTTGTTCGAGGCACTTGCGGAAGATTTCGAAGATGCAGCCTGTAGTCTTACCGGAGCCGACGGGGCCTGCAATGAGCCTCCCGAACGCCGCAGACTTCATGAAGGCCGCGACGGTCGGCGGGGCGTCATACCGGATTGGCGCTAGCATCTAAGCTCTCTTCGAAGGTTTGTTGTGGGGCCACCGGCGCGTGCTCGATTACCTTGTGGGGTAACTGCTTGACGTATTCCACGCGAGTGTCGGCGCCGAGATTGATGATCACCTGCACCTTGTCGCCCGGATTGCCGGCCGGTACAACGTCGCGATCACCGAAGCCTGCGATTTTGGACACGAGCTCAACCGCTTTCATCTTGGCCATGAGCGGTTCCTGCCGGTCGTTCAGTCGCGCATAAAGCTCGGGGAGGTACTCCTCGAGCATCGCTGCGGACTTCAGTTTGAGACGCGCGTGCGTGTTGTCCGCGCCCGCCCAAGCCTTCACCTCGCTCTCCAGCGTCTTCGCGAAGAGTGGGATCGACTGTATCTCGGTGAACTCGCGCTGGGTCAGGTCGTTGTCGAACAGGATGTCCGGGAGGTCCTTGATGCCCATTGCAATTTGGCGGGCAAGCTTTACAAGCTTAGCCTCGTCGTACACGCCGACGGGGATTGTCGGATAGTCGGCTGGTAGGCTCATGTCGCCCATAGGGTGGGGCCTTTCAGTTGAAACTTTGTTCCGAATAGCATATAGGCGAGGAATGGTCGACACCCTACCCCAGCAAGGCGTGCTTCGAGTAATCCCTCCCGGGGCGCTCGATCGCATCGAGGCAAACAAGGCGAAGGAAGCGGCGGCAGCGCAGGATGCTGCGAAGCTATCCGACGTCACGATGTCCAATCTGGCGGGGTATGTGCGCTCGCAGTTCGAGATGATGCGCAACCATCGCAACTCCGCATCGGGGTGGACCGAGCGCCTGATCGAGGCGCTTCGTACGTTCAACGGCCAGTATTCCGCGGACAAGCTCAACGAGATCAAGAAATTCGGCGGCTCGGAAGCTTACGCCCGTATCACCGCCGCGAAGTGCCGCGGCGCCAGCAGTCTCCTCCGGGACGTATACCTGCAGGCCGACCGCCCATGGGGCCTCGACCCGAACCCGGACCCCGCGATCCCCCCGAACATCATGAACTCCATCGAGCAACTGATCCGCTCGGAGGCCGCCGGCGCCCAGCAGGCGGGGCAGATGCCGGACCCGGCCGCGATACGGGACAGGCTCAACACGCTGCTAACCGCGGCGCGCCAAGCGTCCAAGAAGAAGGCCGCCGCGCAGGCAAAGATCGCCGAGGACAAGATCGATGAATATCTCTTCGAGGGTGGCTTCTATAAAGCGCTCGCTGAGTTCATTGCCGATCTACCCATTTTCCCGTTCGCTTGCATCAAGGGTCCAGTCGTCCGAATTGTTCCTTCTCTTAGCTGGGAGAACGGCACGGCCATCAGCACGCCCAAGCCGCGTCTATTCTGGGAACGCGTCAGTCCTTTTGACGTGTGGTGGACCCCCGGAGCAAGCGACATCGAGAATGCCTCGATCATCGAAAAGTCGCGTCTTTCACGTGCCGACCTGAACGACCTGCTGGATATCCCGGGCTACGACGCGGACGAAATCCGGGCGGTGCTCGACGAGTACGGCCGCGGCGGCCTCAACGACAACTGGGACTACGCCGACAGCGAGCGTGCCGTGCAGGAGAGCCGGGAGAACCCGGTGCTCAACAACAGCGGCATGATCAGCTGCTTGGAGTTCAACGGCAACGTTCAGGGTAGATTGCTCCTTGAACAGGGCATGGACGCCAAGCTGATCCCGGACGGGCTGCGCGACTACATGGTGCAGTGCTGGCTCATTGGAACCCATATCATCAAGGTCCAGCTGTCCCCGAGCCCGCGCAAGCGTCACAGCTATTTCATCACGAGCTTCGAGAAGATGCCGGGTACCCCCGTGGGTAACGGCTTGACCGACATCATCGCCGACATGCAGGAGGCCGGGAACAGCACGCTGCGCTCGCTCCTGAACAACATGTCGATGGCGTCCGGCCCGCAGGTGGTGATCAACGACAGCCGTCTGGCGCCCGGCGAGGACGGCGAGCAGATGTACCCGTGGAAGCGCTGGCACATCGAGGACGACCCGGTTACTGGCGCCTCGCAGGTTCCGATCAGCTTCTTCCAGCCGAACAGCATCGCTCAAGAGCTGCTGATGGTGTACGACAAGATCAACGCCATGGCCGATGACCTGTCCGCGATCCCGCGTTACCTGCAGGGTAACTCGGCCGGCGGCGCGGGGCGCACGAGCTCTGGCCTTGCCATGTTGATGGCGAACGCGTCGAAGATTTTGCAGACGGTTGCGGCGAACATCGACAGGGACATTTTTGAGCCTCTTCTGACGGGGCTCTACGATATCATCATGATGACAGACAATTCCGGGCTCCTTACGGGTGAGGAGACGGTCCGCGTGATGGGCGTGACCGTAGCAATCCAGCGCGAGACCCAACGCTCCCGGCAGCTGGAATTTCTGCAGATTACTGCGAACCCGATCGACGTCGGGATCATGGGCGCCGAAGGGCGCGCGCAGGTTCTGCGGACTGTTTCGGAGGGCATCGGCATGCCGGGTGCGGAGATTGTCCCGCCCGACGACGTGCTCAAGGAGCGTCAACAGGCGGCCGCGGCAGCTCAGCAGGCTGCAGCTCAGGCCCAAGGCAATCAGGCACCGAAAGGCGGAAACGTTACAGGAGACCCGGGCCCCCGCGTTAACATCACTGGCGGCCCGCAATAGGAAGGACAGACCATGCCATCAACAGTGAACTTGAACCTCAACAGCTTCGACAACATGGTCAGTGCAGTGCGAGCTCTTCAGGCGTATTTGAGCCAGCCCGTGTGTGCTTCGATCGATCCTCAGGCCATGGGCCCGGTGCTGATCGGTCTCATGACGTACCTCAGCACGCAGAACGCGGCCGGCCAGCCCTCCGGGAAGAAGTGGGACCCGGCGCAAATTCCGAAGGCGGTGGTGGACCACAGTATCCCCCGGTTTATTATTCAGCTACAGGTAGCGGCCGACCTGACATAACGTCGGGCGGATTAACAGGAGAACGAAATGGCAGGCGGTGGTAAAGGTTCGTCGAAAGTGGTCAGCAAGAGCGCTCCGGCGTTCGGCAAGGGCGGTTCCGGCAAGATGTTCGGCAAGCAGTCAGCTGGCCCGAAGTCGCCGGGCATCACTGGCAAGGCCCAGTCGGGCTCGGGCGGCAAGTTCGCCAAGGGCGGCTCCGGCCACATGTTCGGGCGTCAGAGCGCCAACCCGCGCGCTTCGGGCAAGACGGGCAAGTGACGGGGCCCGTAGGGTTCGCGAAGCAGAAGCCCAACGCTCAGCGAACCAGTTTTGGCAAGGGCAAGGCGGCCCAGAAATACCCGGCGAAGAAGCCGGGCGTTTCGGGCGACAGTCCCAAGCAGCGCAAGGCGCTCGCTCCCAAAAAGGGGAAGTGACATGGCGAAATCTTCGAAGCCGAAGCTCCTGACGAACAACGGAAAGTCCCCCCTCATGAAGGGGTTTGGCTCTTCGGCTTCGAAGAAGAAGTCCCCCTTGATGCCGGGGCAGAAGAAGAGCTACAGCAAGTCCAAGCTCCCGGAGCAGGCGTTTGCGATCCCGGGATTTGGAGACACGGGGCTGACAGGTGAAAGTTGAGATCACCCACCACGCGGGCAAAGGCTCGCAACCAATTCTTCCGAGTAAGGGCGCGGTCAACAAGCTCGTGCATGACCCCCGCACCTCGGTAAACCAGTATGCGAAGGCCGGTCCGAATGTCGTGCAGAACGGTCCTAGCATTGTGGGGGAGGACGCGTGACAGTCACGCCTCCGAAACCCAAGGACGTACTCGCGACCGCCGCCGCCCGCTTGTCGAAGGCCGCGCCGAATTCGTGGGTTGATGTTTTGTCTGCTATGGAGGAGTACACACGCGGGATAGAACTCGCCTGTATACGAGCTCCGGCGGACGGAGTATTGATCATGCAGGGAAGGGCTCGGGAATGTCGTGAGCTGCTGACCCTGTTCAAAGACGCAGCCAAACAGAAATAGGAGCCGACACGATGGGTACCAACAACCCGTACCTTCCCGACACCGTTCGCAGCGACGAAGAGGCGATCCAGTACCTCGCAACTGTCCTGAGCGCGGTCAAGAACAACACCTACACTCAGCTGAGCGGCGCTGGCCCGTTCACGCTCACCGGCACTCAAATGGTCGGCGGCGTGGTCGAGTTCAGCGGCAGCACCACGGCCGTGACCGTTAACACGGCGACCGCGGCGGCGATCCTTGCAGCGATGCAGGTTGTCGATCCGAACGCCGGTGTGGGCTCGACCATCCAGCTCACGCTGGTTAACGACAACACCTCCTCTGGCGCCATCACGGTCGCCGGCGGCACGGGTGTTACGCTGTCCGGTCCTACGGCAACCACGATTGCGATCGCCGCTGCGAAGCGGTACCTGATCAAAATCCTGACCGCAACCACCGCCTCGATGGTGGCCCTGAACTGATTGCTACTCCCTAGACTTCCCCCGGGCTACGGCCCGGGGCTTTTCTACCGGCGGCAGATACATCCCCCGCCCAGCCGTCCGCGCCCTCTGCCGGTGCCGACAAGGAGACGAAAATGGTTACTCGCGCCGCCGATCTACGCCCGAACACTCGCCCGATCGACAAAGACGTTGTAGTCCCGCAGGCAGTGCTAAGAGCAGCAGCTGCCGCTGAAGCAGCCCAGCGCGCTGCATACCCCGATCAAAATCCCCCCGCCCCGCCGCCCGCTCCTGCAGGTGACACCATCGTCATCGCGGAGCCCGCTGCACCGCCGGCTACTCCCCCGCAAACTTCCCCGGCGCCTGTTACCCCGACGGGTAACGAGCCCCCTGCTCCCCAGCCGCCGACACCCGCTACTCCTTCCGCACCTCAGCTCACTCCCGAAGCAGAGCTGGAGGTTCATCGCATTCGTTCGGAGGAAGGCCGCAAGCGTGCGAAGCTGGAGCAGGCGCTTCTAGCGGCGAACGATCGCCTCGCCTCGCTGGAGACCATGGTGCACGAGCTGCGCAACGCGCGCCCCGCCGAGCCGCCACCCGCCCCGCCTGCACCGGCCCAGCTCATTACGGAGCAGGAGCGCAACGAGTTCGGTACCGAGATGCTCGACGTTATGGGCCGCCGCGCGCGTGAGATCGTGTCTCCAGAGCTCGCTGAGCTGCGCAGCATGATGCAGTCGATCGAGCAGAAGGTCACTGGCACCGTGCAGCAGACTGCACAGCAGGCCCGGCAGGCCATGCTCACCAAGCTCGACGATGCACTCCCGGAGTGGCGCGGCATCAACGTGCAGCCGGAATTCAAAGCATGGCTGGCCTTGCCAAACCCGTACGCCAGTGGTAGTCGTCTCAATGCACTTACTCAGGCATACGAACAGAACGACACTGCTCGTGTCCTGAACTTCTTCAAAGGCTTCGTGTCTGAATTGGTTGCCGAGGACCCCGCACAGTTGCCCGCTCCAACTCCGGCCGCGCCCGCAGCGCCGCCGAAGCCCGGACTGGAAAGCCTAGCGGCACCCGGCAAAGCCAGAACGTCGGCGCAACCCAATGCCCCGGCTGAGAAGCAGATCATCACCACGGCCGACGTGAATGCGTTCTACGACGCAGTCCGCAAGGGGTATTACAACGGTCGCGAGGCCGAGAAGAACGCCCTTGAACAGGAACTGTTCGCAGCGCAGCGCGAGGGTCGCGTTAGGGCCGTATAGGCTCGCATCTCCTCAGCATAAGGGCACAACGCTATGGCGTTTCCTGTCGCATCGGGTGTCACCACCCCTCCGATCTACCCCGCCGGTACGGCGGGTAACGGCCTCTCCGGTACCGGCTACATCCCGGAAATCTGGAGCGGCAAGCTCATCGAGAAGTTCTACGCCTCCACCGTTCTCGCCGCCATCTCGAACACCGACTACGAGGGCGAGATCAAGGCGCATGGCGACAAGGTGCATATCCGCACCAAGCCGACCATCACGATCCGCACCTACCTTGCCGACGCAGCTCTCGAACTCGAGCGTCCGCAGGGCAACCAAGTGATCCTGAACATCGATCAGGGCCAGTACTTCAACACGATCCTCGACGACGTGATGAAGGTTCAGAGCGACATCAACCTGATGTCGATGTGGGCCGAAGACGCCGGCGAGCAGATGAAGATCGTGATCGATCGCGCTGTGCTCCTCGGTATCAAGGATCAGGCCGCTGCCGCCAACCGCGGTATCGCTGCCGGTGCGATCACCGGTGCGATCAACCTCGGTGTGTCGGGTACGCCGCTCAACATCGTCACCGGTTCGCCGACCGGCGGTGAAGTCGACGTCCTCGACATGATGATGCGCCTCGGTCAGGTGCTCGACGAGCAGAACATCCCGGAGACGGGGCGCTGGATCGTCATGCCGACGTGGACCGCGGTCATGGTCAAGCGTTCGGAACTTCGTCAGGCTTACCTGTCCGGTGACAGCGTCTCGATGCTGCGCAACGGCCGGCTCGGCATGGTGGACCGCTTCACGCTGTACACCTCCAACCTGATGCCGTTCGGCACTGCCGGCGGTCTGGTTGCGGGCGAGTTCATCGTGTACGCCGGCCAGAGCCACGCTCTGACGTTCGCCTCGCAGATGACCCAGATGGAGACCCTGCGCTCGGAGCTGACCTTCGGTCAGGTCATGCGCGGCCTTCAGGTCTACGGGTACAAGGTGCTGGACGGCACTGCGCTCGCGCAGGCGATCATCACCAAGGGCACTCACTAAGTGGATGGGGCCGGGTAACACCGGCCCCTCCTCCAATTATGTGAGGGCTCCATGGCGCTTGATACTGTTCAGGATTACGTCGACTACGCGCGCGAGCTCCTTCAGGATACGAAGAACTCGCCGTATCGCTATTCTGACACGAGCCTCGTGCGGGCGCTCTCGCTCTCCCTCCCGGAAGCCAAGAAGCTTCGTCCGGACCTTTTCCTCAACGTCACCATCCCGACGTTCTCGACAGCGGCCATGACCGCCTCCGTCCCGATGGACGAGATGTACCGCACATCGCTGGCCTACTACATGTGCGGTATCGCCCAGCTCCGTGACGACGAGGAAGTGCAGGATCAGCGCGCGGCCGCGTTCCTCGGTATGTTCCAAGCCAAGCTAACAACGGTGTCCTGATGGCAGCTGCAGACATTACGCGCCTCATGAACAACGCCCGGCTCCGGCTCACGGGTGCTACCGATGCTGTCCTGCAGCAGGAACTGTTTGCTGTGATGGACGAGTTCTTCAAGAAGTCGAACGTGTGGAACGAGGACATCGATGTCGCCGTGCCCGGGCTCGACCCGGCCGGTACCATCTACGAGCTCGTGCCGTCAGGCTCCGCGCTGATCGACAAACTCCTGTGGGTGTTTCAGAAGCCAGCTGATACATCGATAGGCCGTGGCCCCGGTGTCAACGCTGCCATGTCAATCCCGGGCCAGCTCACTCTTCAGACGCAGCCGTCGAGCGATGTGATCTACACAGTTACTGTGGCGCTCACCGTGCAGGACCCAACGCTTAAGAACGGCTACGTGACGTTCCCGGCGTGGGTGCTGGCGAAGTACCGCGAAGCGATCCTCGACGGCTTGCTTGGGCGTATGATGACGCAGCCGAGCAAGCCATACACGAACTCGCAGATGGCGGTCTTCCACATGCGCAAGTTCGTGCAGGCAGCTGCTTCGGCGCGCGTGGAGTGGGCGCGAAACAACACATACCGGGCGCAGGCTTGGGCATTTCCCGGAGGCTTCTCCGGAGGTTCACAACGCGGCGGGCGCAGCGGTTGGGGCGGCCCGGCATAAGGAGCACACATGTCCAAGAGCGACTTCCTCGAGAACGCATTACTCAAGCTGATCTTCAACGCCACGGCGATCGCGAACATCGCGGACAACGCGGCGTCCTCGCCGCTGACGAACCTGTTCTGGGCGCTGCACACAGCTGACCCGGGAGATGCCGGCAACCAGACCACGAGCGAGGCCACCTACACCGGCTACGCGCGCGTCAGCGTTGCACGTACGACCGGCGGCATGACGGCGGCGTCCGCCGGCAGCACGTCGCCAGTGGCGAACATCGACTTCGGCCTCTGCACCGCAGGCACGAACACGATCACTCACGCTTCGGTTGGCGTGGCCACGTCGGGCGCGACGAACATCCTCTATAGCGGCACCGTCACGCCGAACATCAGCGTCGTCGCAGGTGTGACGCCGCGCCTCACGACGGCGTCGACGATCACGGAGGACTAAATGTCTGAGTTCGAACCCAAGATCGTGGAGGCTGTTTTCACGTCCGCAAACACTGGCAGCATGGGCGGCGAGAAGTCTCCGTTGGCTAAGATGATCGAAGCAGCCATGAGTAAGGCTGTGGAGGACGCCGTCGAGGCCGGCATCTTCGATCCCGAAGAGCAGCGCAAGCTTATCCTCGAAGCGAGGGCCAAGGCGAAGCGCGACTATGCAGCGGCTGTTGAGAGGGCTCTCCGAGAGGGTAACCTCGGGGGGTAACCTGTAATGCTGCTCGACCACACTGGCACGGAGTACCGAAACGGGAGGGTCATGCTCTCCCGTGATTGGTTTTTCCGGGAACGCCGGCCGATGTGGTGGGAGCAGCAGAGCGACGAGAAGATATTCAAGATCGTCGCGACTGTACCCCTGCAAGGCTTCCCGCAGGGGCTTGTAGTTTGGCAGGGAGTGTTCCACGACTTCACGCAGTCGCTGCGTTTCTGGGAGGCGCTGCACGACGGCATTGGCCCTGTGCCGAGACAGTGGGACATGCCTACGCCTGCGTGGCATCCCGGGCTTCTTGATCCGCAGGTGGTGTATCACTTCGTTACCGTGGACGCGTTCACCGCGGTAGGCACGACTACGTGGAACAGGCCGGCGGGTGTCGGTCAGGTGGATTACCTAGTCGTCGGCGGCGGTGGCTCTGGCGGTGCGGGCTCAGGTGGCTTCGGTGGCGCGGGCGGCGGTGGCGCAGGTGAGTACACGGCTGGCAACTCGTTGGTGACGAGCGCGAGCTCGTACTCGGTGACTGTCGGTGCAGGCGGCCCGACTACTACAGGCCCCGGGGGTACTGGGCCCGGTTCGAATGGCACGAACGGAAACGGCTCCTCGATAGCTGGCATAGCCGCTGCAAACGGTGGCGGTGGCGGCGCTGGTGCGCGTAGCTCTCCTACAGGTCTCAACGGTGCTTCCGGAGGCGGTGGCGGCTCGGCAGCGTCTGGTGGCCCGTTCGCGGGCGGTACGGCTTCGCACCCCAACGGTCTCGGCAACAACGGCGGCAGCGGTAGCGGTAACTCGGCGGGTGGTGGCGGTGGTGGCTCTGCTGCAGTCGGTGCGAACGCGGTCACCACGACGGCCGGCAATGGCGGCAACGGTACAGCGAGCAGCATTTCCGGATCATCCGTTTCATATGCGGCCGGTGGCGGTGGCGGCACGAACACCACGAACATAGCGGGCACGGGCGGCACGGGTGGCGGCGGTGATGGTGGCAAGTCTGCCAACAGCTGGGTGGGTCAGCCCGGCACTGCGAACCGTGGTAGCGGCGGTGGCGGTGGCGGCAATAACGGTACCGGCGGCGACGGCGGCGCGGCCGGCTCCGGGGTCGTATACATCTCCTACACTCCGACGTGGACGTCTGGATCAGTCTCGTCTTCCGGCGCGGGCGCGCTGAACGGCTCGGGCAGTACCATCGTAGGTTCGACGTTCTCCTCGTCTGGTGTAGGCGCCGGCAACTTCGTCGGCCAAGCCATGAACTTCGTTACCGGAGTGTTGTCTTCGGCCGGGCTCGCTGCATTGACGGGCGTGGGCCGGTCGACATTCCAAGCTGTTCTCGCCGCTACAGGTGTCGGTACGTTTGCGGCAATAGGCCGGTGGACCTTCCAAGCTACCCTGACCGTGTCGGGTGTAGGGGCGCTTACAGCCGTGGGCCGGTCTACTTTCCAAGCTGTGGCGTCAATGTCCGGCGTTGGTACCGCCACCATTAAAGGCAGCGCCATCATACCGGCAACGTTCGCCACGGCCGGGCTAGGAACGTTGCTGGCGGTCAACAACTCGCTGTCGCAAGGCGTTGCCTCCTTCTCGGGGAACGGGTTCTTCAGCGCCGTTGGGTATACGTTCGTCAATGACGGTGAGATCGCCTGTGTCCACGAAGAGCTCCGCGCGCTGCTGGTCGACGAGGAGGTGCGGGACGCAGTTGTCCCCGCGGCAGTTAGAGCGTATGAGGTAGGCGACGAGGAGCGCGATCCGGGCACGGAAAACCGCAAGAGGGAATGCTGATGGGTCGCATCGCAAGATACCAGAAAACGTCGGTCGAGAATAAGCGGTACACCATCGATTACACTGACTGGCTCGATCCCGGAGAGACAGCGATCAGTGTGGTGTTCACCGTTCTAGGACAGACGACTGTCCCGCTCGTCGTCGGCAATAGCGCGATACTCCCGACTGGCTTCGGCGTGCAGTACTACATCTCCGGCGGCACCGACGGTAGCACGTACGAAGTCGTGGCTACGATGACAACGTCGCAGACGCAGGTCAGACAAGACGGCATCATTGTATCGGTGAAGGACCCGCCATGACCATTCAAATCAAGCACTCGTTTGTCTCTGCTAAGGGCGACGGTGGCGACGCTACGCTGGTGCGGCCTTCCAACTGGAACGCTGCGCATACGACGTCGATGGCTACTGGAAACCTTCTCGGGCGCCTGACCGCGGGCACGGGCGTGTTCGAGGAAATTCCAATCAGCGCCTACATGGCGAGCCTACTCTCTTCGGCCGATGCAGCTGCTCTGGCTTCGGTGCTGGGGCTGTTCGAGACGGGTGACGTCAAGTACACGTTCAAGACTACGGCGTCGGCAGGGTGGGTGCTGATCCTTGGCGGTGCGGGCAACTATGGCAACACCATCGGCAACGCGGCTTCCGGCGGCGTGTCGCGCGCGAACGCAGACTGCTTGGCGCTGTTCACGCTGATCTACAACGCCTGCAACGACACCATCGCTCCGGTGTCCGGCGGCCGCACTGGCAACGCCACCAACGACTTCAACGCGAACAAAACGATCCGCGTGCCGAACCTTATCGGGCGGTCTCCCATGGGTGCAGGTACGGCCACGTTCGACGGGACCAGTGCACGTGTTCTCGGTACGTTGTACGGCGAGGAAGGACACGCGCTGACTTCGGCAGAGAACGGGCCGCACTTCCACGCGGCTGTGATATTCGACCCGGGCCATTCGCACAGCTACGCAGCCCCTGTCATCTCGGGCGGTCAGACTGGCGGCGGCTCCTTCGCTGCGTGCGTGAGCTCCACGAACATCAATACGAGCATCAGCTCGACTGGCGTCCGTGTCGACAGCGCCAACGGAAACAACACGACGGCCAGCTCTGGTAGCGGCACCGCGCACAACACCATCCATCCTGTGGTCGCCCTCAACGTCATGGTGAAGCTATGAGGTCATCTCGCGCAGCAGTAGACTTGATCGTCGCCCACGAAGTGACGAGCAAGGAAGTCTACGAGAAGAAGTACCAGCGCCCTGAGTGGCCCGGCGGTGCATCAGGCATCACGGTCGGCATCGGCTACGACCTCGGCTACAACACGCGCGACGACATTCTCGAGGATTGGAAGAACTACCTCACGCCGGATGTGATCCGCGCGATGCAGCGCTACGCCGGCGAGACTGGTACGCGTGCGCGTGCTGCGCTCGCAGAAGCGAGACGCGACATAAATGTGTCGTGGGACGCCGCGATGCAGGTGTTCATGAAGACGAGCCTGCCGAAGTTTGAAGCGTCTACGCTACGCGCGATCCCGGCGGCTGACAAGCTCCCGGCCGGCTGCTTCGGCGTGCTCGCGAGCCTCACCTACAATCGCGGTGCTAGCTACACGAAGCAAGGCGACCGCTACGCGGAGATGCGCAATATCCGCACGCTGGTCACGTCTGGTGATTGGGAGAGGGTCGAAGCTGAAATCCGCGCCATGAAACGGCTGTGGCAGAACCCCCGCGTGCCGGGCCTGCTGCGCCGTCGCGACGAAGAAGCTGATCTGTGGCGCGCCAGCCTCCATGCAGCGAAGGTCGACACGACGTCGCGTGTAGACACCGGCGACGACAGGGATGATCCGGAAGAGGTTGACGTTACCCCGACGGGTAACGAGCCTGCGCCGGAGCAGCACGCCAATATTCAGCCGCACGGAGGAAAGTACTCGCTCGAAGTGGAGTTGATCCAGCGTCAGCTGATCGACTTCAAGTATTTCGAGGTGGGAGAGCCCGACGGGCTCATGGGCGGCAAGTTCGTAGCCGGCGTCGCAGCATTCATGACCGACCGTGGGAAGGACCCGAACAGGGGCCGTATTACCCCGGACCTGAAGGCCGAGCTCGCAGCCGCGAAGGCTGACAAACTTCCCGACGGTAGCCCGTGGTCGCGGCCTATCGCTACCACGCGCGCGAATGCAACGGCTAAGGATATTGCACCGAAGGTTGCATCCGTGAACGCGACTTGGTATACGAAGTTGCTGGCGTGGATCATGGGTGCACCCGCCGCCATAGGGGCCGGAATGAAGACGCTGTTTGGTGACGATCCCACCAGCTACATCGGCAAGATCAAAGATACGCTATCCGCAGTTCCCACTGAGTTCTGGCTTCTCGGCGTTGCAGCATTGGCCGCCGGCATCTTCCTCGCTGCGAAGACCGCGCAGGACGCCACGGTGAAGGACTACAACGAAGGAAAGATCAACTGATGCCGGCCTTCCTTCTGCCGATCATGGCGTTCTACAGCGCGATCCCGGATTGGCTGAAGAAGTTCATTGCCACTATTGTCGTACTTGGTGCAGTGTTCATCGCAGGGGATATTCGTGGTAGGCGGGTTGAGCATGCCAAATGCGAGGAGCAGGCTAGACGAGCGCAGCGAGCAGCCGATGCGCAGGACCTGCAGGCCGAGAAAGAAGGCCGTGCTCAGGACCTCGAAATCACTAACGCCCTCACCCAGCAGAAAAAGGTGGACGATGAAACGATCGCAAAGCTCCAGAAACAGCTATCTTCGCAGCCCGGTTCGAAGTGTGTGTACGACAAGTCTACTGCTGACCCTGAGCCTCGCGGGAGCAGGCTGCGCAAGTAACTCTACGCTGCGCGAACCGGTCACGCGCAACATTCCCGGACCGCCCACCTATCTACAGCCGGCGGCTGTGCCGCCCGCGCGCGAGGGCACCTCGCCGTACGTCGTTGCGGAGCAGCGCAAGCAGGTGATCGTCCGCCAGAACAGTATCATCGTCGGCGCGAAGAACGCGTGGACGAAGATGAAGACCACTTACAGCAAAAGCTTCCTCGGGCGTTGATAGTCCGGGCTGCTCTGGAGCTCCGCAGTATGGACGGGATGCCATCCGACGACGAGCTCCTGAAGCTCGCCCTCAGTGACACGTCCGACCCGAACGTCAGGATACAGTTGCTCGCCTATCGCGTCGCGGTCCTGACGAAAGAGAAAGAGGGGCTGGAAGGCCGTCTGGCCAAGCTCGAAAAAGCTTACGTCATGGGGACAGGGATTTTCTGGGCGCTCCCGGTGGTGGGCGTCATCGTCGGCTACCTCGCGTCCAATTGGGGGTGGCTGACGAAACCATGGGCTACCAAAGGAATTCCGTGATGGCGAAGAACCCGAACAAAGTCGTCATGCCGGGGTTGAAGCTCGACACGATGTACCGCGCCATGAAAGACAGCTTGAAGAAACCCTATATCGGGGTTACTCAAGGTGGGTCGAGCCGCAAGGACGCTGGGGCTCGAGTTGCTGCAGTGAACTCACAGGTCAAACAACCGAAAGGCTCTTAGCATGACTGACGAAACCAAGCCGGCCCCGGCGGCTACCCCGGTAGCTTCTCCCGCTCCCGCTCCGGCCGCCGCTCCGGCTCCGGTCAACAAAGCCCCCGAAAGCACCAAGGTGCAGCCGCGCGCTGGCGCGAGCCTGATCACCAATCCGGCGCCGCCCGTCGACGAAGACGCCCCGGTTAAGGAGGCGACCCCCTCCGTGCCGCAGTCGACGATCGACGAGATGGAAGCCGGTCGGAAAGCTCTCGAACGCAACAAGCCGGTCGCGTCGGCGCTCGAAGCGGCCCGTGCCAAGGACGCCGAAGCCCCGAGCAAGGCGTAATCGATGGTCGCCGCGCGGATTTCTCCGTTCGGCGGAATGGTGCCAGCAGTCGATGACAGTCTGCTGGCACCAATCAATGCTGCGTTCGCCGAAGACACTTGGACTTATTCAGGATCAGTCGTCGGCCTCCCGGTACGGAAAGTCCTTCGCTCGCTGACGAACGTCAACGCGACCAAGGTGTACCGCGTCCCCAATAATTACACCGACGCGCTCCATCTCAGCGACAGCTTGTGGCTGGAGTTTGCGCATCCTGACACTGACGTGCTCCGCACGCAGGTTGTTGGTGACACATATGACAGGTTCTACTGGGCCTCGCCGCTCGATGCGCCGCGATACATGACGTATACGCAGCTGCAAGCTGCGGCCCCCGCGCTCGCCGGCGCATATCTTCTTGGCATTCCAGCGCCCGGCGCGATCACCGGCATTGTCAGCGGCGGTGCCAGCGCCACGCTGAAGAGCGTCGCCTATGTGCAGACGTTCGTATCGGCGTACGGCGAAGAGGGGCCGCCGAGCGCTCCGAAGATTTACACTGCGCAGAAGATTGATGCGACGTACACGATCACCTTCGCGCAGCCCGACCCGCTGGACACAGGCACCAACCGCAACATCACGAAGATGCGGCTCTACCGCACCATCACTGCAACCAACGGCACGACTACGTACTTCTTTGTGACTGAAGTCGCCGTTGGCACCGTGAGTTACGCGGACAACGCCGCGGTGAACACTGATGCAGTTATCGGCCTCAACGCTGAGATCGAGAGCACGAACTGGTCAGGGCCGCCGAGCGATCTGCAGGGCTGGGTGTCGATGACGAACGGCATTGTCGCCGGCTTCCGCAACAACGAGATTTGGTTCTGCGAACCGTACCGCATGCATGCATGGCCGGCGATATACACGCTCGCGGTGGAGTACCCGATCGTTGGTCTCGGCGTGCAGAACAACGCGCTGGTCGTGTGTACCGACGGCTTCGCGTATACCATCAACGGTGCACATCCATCGTCCATGTCGCTGCAGAAGATCGCCGGCCTGATGCCGTGCACGTCTCGCGGCAGCATCTTGTCGACGACGGACGGCGTGTACTTCTCCACGCCCTCGGGCCTTGCACTTGTCTCGTCCGGCGGCGTCGTGATTGCCACGAAGGAGCTTATCCGCAAGGACAAGTGGAACGCCCTCGTGCAGATAAACACGCTCCGGGCAGCACAGCTTGGCGCCGCGTATTACGCCTTTGGGCAGGCGATCCTTGGCGTGTTCCAGACGGACACGTTTCAGAACGACTACGTACAGCTTTCAGATTTCGGCGGCGCGCGCAACGGTATGCTGATCGACCCGACATCGCAGACGGTGGCATTCAACAATCTGTCCACTGATGACCCGATTACGAACGTCATGGTCGATGTGTGGTCGGGCGAAGTGTTCGTGATCCAGAACGCGCAGGTACAGTGGCTGGATATCAGCGACGTCAACCAGACCAAGGCGCCGTTCGTGTGGCGCTCGAAGATTTTCCAGACGCCGAAGAAGGACAACTTCAACGTCGCCAAAGTCTTCTTCACGGTACCGCCGGGCACCGTGGACTTGAACCCCGTCGAAGTATTCGGATCGCCGCAGACATTGCAGGCGACACAGTGGGGGCTGTTCCGGGCGTACGCTGACGGCGACCTTGTGATGACCCGCGAGATACGCGTGTCGGGCGAGCAGTTTAGATTGCCGTCGGGCTTCAAGGCGGATTTCTGGCAATTCGAAGTCGAAGCGCGCGTGCAGATCGACGTGATACAGGTCGCAACGAGCGCCAAAGAACTCGCAGGTGTGTGATGGCAGTCCAACGCTACCCTTCGATCCCGGAGCCTTCTCTGGAGCCGGAAGCACTTCGACGCAGTGACCTTGCGTTGAAGGAGACGCTTGAGATCATGACCGGCGTCCGCGGCAACCGTCTCAACAGCGTGATCACGTGGCAGGACCTGATCGACCTCGGCCTCGCCCTGCCGACGCAGGTGCCTAAGTGATCGAGTTCGGAAACGTAGCGCACGGCTTCCAGATCGCTGCGGCGATCCCGCGTCACTACAACCCGGCGTTCGACGTCGTGATCAGCAAGGTTACCCCGGAAGGTAATCTGCAGGGCGGCGTCATTTACGATGGCTTCACAGGCGGTTGCATCTTCATGCATCAGGCCAGCTTCAGCCGCAATTGGCTGGTCGGCAACATGATGTGGATCGTGTTCGACTACCCCTTCAACCAGCTGGGCGTGCGCAAGGTCGCCGGGACGATCAACTCGAGCAATCAGGAACTGCTTGATTTTAATCGGCGGCTCGGGTTTAAAGAGGAAGCGCGGATCAAAGATGCGTACCCTGACGGCGACATGCTGGTATTGACGATGGAGCGCGCCGATTGCAGGTGGCTCAAGATCAAGCCCAAGGTCTACCAGCTCGACAAGGATGACGCGGCATGAGCGATCAGCAGACCCCGGCAGCGCCCAACTACTCCCCTTATCTCACTGCGTTTCAGGACATCGCCAACGCGTCGAAGACCCACGCGGACGAGAGCCTGAAGTGGGCGCAGGATCAGGTTGCGAACAACAAGAACCTCCTCGATCAGGTCAACAAGGGCCTCCTCAATACGCAGGACCAGTTTAACCAGCTGGCCACCACGCGCGCGGGGCAGGCGAACGATACCATCTCGTCGGGGCTACAGAACCTCAAGGACCAGTACGCCAAGTACACTGATCCCAACCGCAAGGCGGCCGACATCGGCGCTGCGGAGGCCGGTGCTGCTCAGGCGAACGAGGCGGCGCGCCACTCCACCATGGCCGAGTTGGAGAGCTACGGCCTCAACCCGGGCGCTGTGCGGTATGCTGGCCTCGACGCTTCTGCGCGCTTGCAGGATGCCGCTTCGCGCGTGGGCGCTGGCAACATCGCCAGCCGGACCGACGACGCACTGGCTGACCAGACCAACCAGCAGATTTTGACCGAAGGTAACCAGCTCGCCGGGCAGGCGAACCAGAACGCCTCTACGGCCGCAGGTGCCGGTACGGGCGCTGTCGGCGGCGCGAACACGACGGCGGCCACGGGCGGCCAGCTCCTCGGCACCGGCCTGCAGTGGACCGGTCAGGGCACGAACGCGCTCACTGGCGCGGTCAACACCCAGAACACGGACTTCAGCAATCAGGCGAAGAGCGCCGAGATCGCGAACAGCTCCTCGTCCGGCTTGGGCTCGCTGCTGGGGCTCGGCGCGAGCATGCTGGGCAAGGGCGGCGCGTTCGCATCTGGCGGCGCACTTTCCGGCGCTCTGGCGTTCCTCGAGGACGGTGGCGCGGTCGACGATATCGGCGGCGGTGCGGTCCCGGCCGAGATGTCACCCACTGGCGGCGCCGCGATTGACGACGTGGACGCTGTAGCCCCCGGTGGCCCGGCCAAGCTGAACGCTGGCGAGTTCGTCGTGCCGAAGGACGTCACGTCGTGGTACGGCGAGAAGTTCATGCAGGACTTGATTATGAAGGCCCGCAAGGCGAAGCAGGAGGCTGGGGCCAAGCCGCAGCAGAAGCCGGTCGCCGGCCCGGCGCCGTCCGATCCTGCGTTCCAGCCCCGGCCCCAAGCACAACAGGGTGCACTCCCTGTCTAAGTGAGGCACCATGAGCTTTTCTGCCGAAATGAAGGACTTCTTGAACGCCTACAAGACCGGGCAGAGCATCAACGCGTCCCGGACGGATCAGGACTACAAGGACATCCAAGGTCAGGCTGCTAAGGCGAAGATGGAGCGGGACAACGACCCCGAGACATTGGAGCTCGCCAAGAAGCAGGCACAGGCCACGCTTGCTGCGACCAACCAGCGTATGGGGCTTAGTGCTTCCGCGCGCGGCGATGCCTCCAAGAATGCGGCGCTGTCCCGCGAACTCCTGCAGGAGCGCATCAACGACATTCGCGCGGCGCGATCCGGCGGCTCCGGGCTCTTAGTGCCGGGCGCGATCAATCCCGGGGCCCCCGTGGCGCCGTCGCCCGGAGTAGCTCCGGTGCAAGGCGCGCTTCCAGTTGGGCCGTCTACGCTCGACACTGGCGAGGACGCGTATGCGGACGGGGGCCTCGTGGAGGAGAGCGATCCGGCTGAGCTCGAAGGCGACGCCGACGCTGACGACGCGCTTCCGGCCGCAGCGGCTCCGACGCAGGGCGTGCTGCCGACTGAGGCTGCGCCGGCTGGTGCCCCGACGGATGTGAGTGCGCGGTCCCGCACCACTGGCGTGCCGCGTGGTCTCGAAGGGATCATCTCGCCGCAACTGGTTAGCGACGCCGCGCGCGAGGGCCTGACGTGGGGCATCGAGAAGGCCGGGCTGCATCAGGGCGGCGCGGTCAAGACGCCCTCTCAAATTCGCAAGGCGCAGCTGATCGCGCAGGGTGCAGGCGGGCTGACTGAGCCGGAGATGGCGGCCGCCAAGCAGGCTGTCGACCCCGAAGGGAAGTTGACCGAGAGCCAGCGCAACATGGCAGCGCTCGGCAGCGTGTACCAGTTCTGGGCGAACAAGGGCGAGCCGGACAAGGCGCGTCGTGTCGCGTTCCAGATGATGCAGTACTACCGCGGCGCGTCGCAGCGCTACGCTGCCATTGCAGCGAAGGCGGCTGAGGGCGGCAACATGGACCTCGCCACCAAGGCCGCGCTCAAGGCGTACCAGAACGTGCCCGACGGCAAGGACTTGGAGATCGCCCCGAACCCGGACGGCGGCCTCATGTACACGTACACCGACGAGAAGGGTGACGTGATCGCGAAGGGCATCGCCACGCCGCAGCAGCTCGCTGCCAGCGCCATGGGCCTCGCGACGGGTGGTTTCGACAAGGCGTTGATGGCAGCGGCCGGCGCGCAGCCCGCTGAGCAGGGAGCAGTCAAGACCGGCGGCGGGAAGACGCAGAGCGCTGGCGATCGCGCCAAGGAGGCTGAGACTGTCGGCGGCGAGATCGAGAAGCTGAAGGCTGACTGGGCCAAGAAGAACGAAGGCAAGCCGGCCGACGAGGAGCAGTGGAGCGAAGTTAGCAACGTCGCGCAGCACATCTACCAGCAGAACCCGAAGGCCACCGCCAACGAGGTGGCGCGCGCGGCGCACGCAATGCTGAGCATGGGCGACGATCCGGAGAAGCCCGCGTTCAAGGTCAAGCCCGGTGAGGATGGCAAGCCCAACGTCGTGGACTTCGGCGGCAAGCTCAAGGTACAGCTCGACGACGATCAGCTGAACAGCATCCTGAACTCGCGCGCGCAGAAGGTGAAGGCGGCCACCGACAAGATCAACGCTGACATGGAGGCGAGCGACAAGCCGTCCACCATCGACAAGGTGGCGCAGGGCGCGCTCGACGTCGGCCGCGGTGCAGCCAAGTTCGTGGAAGAGGGCGGCCCCGTCGGTGCTATCGGCAATGCTGCCGCGAAGATCGGGAGCACGGCTTACAACGCGCTGAAGTCGATCTACGGCGAGCATATCCCGCAGAGCGTCATAGATGCGGTGCAGAGCACAGTGGACGAAGGCAAGGCCCGGTACGGCTCCTCCGCGCGCAATATCCGGGATGCAGTCACGAATAAGGGTGCGATCCCCGTGGACGAGGGTGACCGTCCGCTGTAAGGGTGGGGCATGGCAGACGCTGACAACTATCTCCTCGGTCCGGCCGCTAACCCGGAAGATCAAGCTCTAGGTACAGCAGGCGATTTCGCCAAGGGTCTCGGTGCAAGCACTGCATCGGTAGGCTCGAACCTCGCCGGCGCGCTTCGCTACGGCTGGGAGCTTGGAGGGAGTGAAGGCGGCGCGCAGATCGCGAAGGGCCTTCAGGAGATTTTCGCTGGTACGAGCGAGGGTATCTCCGACACGATCAACCCCGCCACGCGCAAGCTCGCTGCGAGCACGCTGACGTCCAGCGAGTTCTGGGAGCACCCAGTACTCGCGACTGCGCTCAAAACCACGAACATGCTGCCATCTGTTGCCGCCGCGGCGATCCCCGGCGGGCTCATGGCGGATGCTGTCGGCGCCACGATCATCGCGGCCGGCGCGGGCGGCGTGCTCCAAGCGGGTGAAGGGCTCGACGAGTTCTACCGCCAGCTCGACGCCATGTCGGACAAGGAGCTCCAAGCACAGTCGCCAAAGTACAAGGCGATGCGCGAGCTCATGGACGAGGAGGACGCGCGCAAGCGCTTCAACCGTGAGGCTCAGGGCTGGGGCCCGGCGATCAACGCCGTCCTCGGTGCGGTCACGGGCGTCGTGGGCCCGGCCGGTACCGCCGCGCGCGGCCTCGCAGGAGGCGCGAAGAACGCCGTCCTCGGTGCAGGTGAGCGCGGTGCTCTGGCCAGTGGCGCCATCGGTGCGGCTGAAGGCGTCGGCACTAACGCGCTCCAAGAGGGCGTTGCGGACGTTGTCCAGCAGCAGGCTGAGATTGAAGCCGGGATGCAGAAGGAGTTCGACCGCGCGCGGGCGGCGAACGCTGCACTCGAGGGCGGCGTGTTGGGTGGATTGTTCGGCGGCGCTGCCGGGCTCGTGGCCGGCGGCCACAACGCGCCCAAGCCCCCCGCTCTCCCAGAAGCCAAGCCCCCGAAGCTCCCTGAGACCCATGCGACCGCGGACGTTGCCCCGCCGCAGGTGAAGGAGGGCTCGACGGGTGTCGCTGCCAAGCCGTCCGAAGTGGAGGCGAACCCTCAAAACGCTCCGACCACGACCGAGCGCGACATGGGGAAGACCGACAAGAAGACGGCCGCCCCCAAGAAGCCTGTCGACCAGACGGTCACCATTGACCCGGCGGTTGTCGCCGCTGTGCAGTCGAACGAGGGCGCGCCGCAAGCAAGCGCTACCGAAGTCGCTGCCATGCCCGAGCGTTCGCCCAACGAGACGCTCGACAAGCTGGATCAGGAGGGCAAGCCCCCGCCGGTACCTCAGGAGGTAACGCCTGCTCCTCAGCTGGACACGGGCATGAACGTGCCCGAGAAGCCGGCGAGCATCGGAGAACAGATCGCGCAGATCGGCACCGGCGACCGCAAGGCGGTCATGCTGCCGCGCGGGACCGTCGTGCCGGCCAACCTCCTCGGAGGCAAGACCGGCCTCAAGAGCATGAACACGCCAAGAGGGAGGTTCATCTTTGACCCGAAGCTTGTGGACCGGTCGACAATTACGAAGCTATCAGCAGCTGGACGTGAGAACGAACTCCTCGGTCTCGGTCCGGTTTCTAAGCCCCAAGCCGTCGCTGATGCGGCTGCTGGCGCGACGCCTGTGGCGATTACTGAACGCACGCCTGACGGTACAGAAGTCAAGGCCGCTGCAGGTACAACTGCTACTCTTCCGGAGCAGCGAGCTGCCCTTGAGGCCACGAAGACGCCCGGGAATGCCATCGCTGTAGAGACGCCCGAACAGGTGATCGCGGCGCGCACCAATGGCGCCGGCGGTAGGGTGCTTCCTGATTTGCGCCAGCCCAAGGCTGAGCGCGAGATGGTGGCCCCCAAGCCGCCCGAAGCGCCTGTGGTCGTGGAAGAGAAGCCGGCCGGTCCCGGCAAGAACTACCGCGGCAAGGCTGGCCAGCAGCGCGATGCGGCGCTCGCGCATTCCAAGGACGTTGTTGCGGCCTACCCGCCGAACAACGATGCGGAGGACGGGTATCATCGTTTGCCGGCGCGCCGCGATGTTGTGGTGAACCGCCTTCGTGCGATGGTCGCTGATGCGGAGAAGCGCATCGGTAAGCCGATACAGAGCCAGATCAAGCGCAGTGCCAAGGGAGACGCCCTTAGTGATGACCCGAACGTGCTTCTCCTCCGGATCGCGAAGGACGTGGTCAAGGTTGCGGACAAACACCCGACGGGAAAGGCGATCACGGACGCCGTCACAACTTTCAAGAGTGACGAAGCGCTCATCCATGCAGGAGCAGCCGAAGAAGTAATTGCCCGTCGCCTTGAAGAGGGAGATCGTGCTAAACGTCAGGTCGGCGGCGAAGAGAACCAGATCGAACAGGTCGCCGACAAAGCAGCTGACGAGACGACGAAGGGGCTCGATGAAGAGACCCCTCCCTCCCCCGAGGAGAGAACCGATGATGAAGTTCTCGCTAAGCCTACGGAAGATGGCGGCATCGACGAGCACGTTGCCGATACAGTTGCTGCTCCTGACGATCATACTGCAGACGCTGACAGTGATGTTGTACCTAGCTCTGACACCGAGATAGAGCAGGGCCGTAGCGTCAAGCATATCGAAGTCAAGCAGGAGAAGATGAAGAGCGGCATGACGCCGCGCGAAGCGCGTAAGGCTGCGCTCGCAAAAGCCAAGATCAAGAACGACAAGATCGAGCAGGTGATCGCGAGGGCAGAGGAGGACGTCAAGCGTCCGCCGCTGGTTTCGCTTGAGAAGAAGCCGCGCTACCAGCCGCACCTCTACACCAAGGCTGAGCTCGCGGGCATGGTGCCGTACGCGACGGACCTCAACACGTTACGTCGGTGGGTAACCAACCTCTCGAACGCTGACTACGACAGGCTTGAGAAGCTTGGTGTGTACCACTTCCCGAAGTCGCTGCAGGACACTATGGAGCCGGGTAGGCTCCTCGCAGCGTGGAAGCGCTCGCTTGCAGAGAACAAGGCTGTGTTCCTCGATGCAGGGGATTACAGCGCTGAGCTCGCGGCGACTAAGCGCAAGCTCGATGGCGGCGGCGAAGCCCTTCGTGTCGAGCGCAATCCCACCGAAGGCCAGATCAGGGCCGGCAATTACAAGAAGGGGCACCGCAGTGTCGAAGGACTGGACTTCACGATTGAAAACCCGAAGGGCGCTGTGCGTCGTGGTCGGGGGCCGGAAGGCGAGTGGTCCGTCACCATGCCGGCTGACTACGGTTACTTGCGCCGCACTACAGGCGCAGACGGTGATCACGTCGACGCTTATGACGGTCGGTCTGGAAAACGCTACTTTATTATTGACCAGCTGGACCCTCGCACTGGGGAGTTTGACGAACACAAAGTGATGATGCGCTTCGACAGCGAGGACGCTGCACTCGAAGCCTACCACCGTGCTTTCAGCGATGGCTCCGGTGCGGATCGCGCCGGCAACATCCACGAAGTGACTGTCCCCGAGCTCAAGGCTTGGCTGGAGGACGGCGACACGACGCGCCCCGCCACCATGCACTTCTTCGGCGAAGACCCGACGATGACGCAGCTGCAGCCGGGTGAGCAGACCGTGATGGACAGCATCACGAACGAGCATGGTACCGTTAAGTCTGTCCGCAGTGACTATCTGGAGAACGAGCTCGATCGTCTCAATCTCGACAGCCGTGGCGGTGTTGGCGGGACGCTCGCGAAGTTCTTCCTGAGCCGCTTCAAGAAGCTGGCCAAGGACAGCGAGCATGTCGTGCATTACGTGACGCCTGAGCAGATGGCGAAGCTCTTCCCGGATACGCCCGATGCATTGGGCATGCATACGCGCAACATCCACGGCCATAGCCAGCTGTTCATCTCAACTTCTCTGCGTGACAACGGCATCGAACACGGAAGTCTCGCGCATGTGCTCCTGCACGAGACAGCGCACGCCTTCACTGTGCGGGAGATCGAGAACAGCGCCGCTGCCGAGAGCACCATCCGACGGCTTATGCATATAGCAGCTGACTGGATGGAGCATCCCGACAACGCGCCACATGTCGAAGCGCTCTACGGGCAGATGGCTCCGGGCGGCGACGTCACGCGCTACGGGTTCACGAACTCCAAGGAGTTCATCGCAGAGGCGTTCTCGAACAAGGGCTTCCAAGAACTGCTCACGCAAATCCCGGTCAACGATCCGGTGATGTCGGCGTATCTCGGCCTGAGTAAGCGCTCGATGTCCATGTGGGACGTGTTCCGCGGCTTCGTGAAGAAGGCCGTGGAGAAGATCACGGGCCAGCTGCCGCAGGGCGACAGCGTACTCGATGCCATCATGAAGGTGGGTGAGGGGCTGGAGCTCGCGCATCAAGACAACTACATCGCGCCCCGTCTGCGTGGCGAGGCGCAGGGCCACAACATTGCAGCTGGCGAAGCCGAAGCGTTCACGACGCGTGCGGCAGAGGGCGTGCGTAGGCTACTTGAGAGCCGCGAGGCCAACGTCAGCGCGCCCAAAGCTCTGAAGCTTCGCACGTTCGACAACATCGCGCGGATCGCGGATCACTACTTCGGTGAGGGTAACCCCGTCCGGAAAATCCACAGCGCCATCGAACGCATGCGCGTCACTGGCGACAGGATGTTCCAAGCGTCCGAGCCGATCGTGCGCAACCTTGTAGCACTGCGGGCGAAGAACCGTGCAGCATATGAAGAGCTGAGCTCGCTCATGCACGACGCCACCGTGGCCAACGTGCATCCAGACGTGTCGCTCAACGATGCGAAGAACGCGCACCTTGGGAAGAACGCCATGCGCGGTGTATGGGCGAAGGCCCAGCATCCGGAATTGGTGAAGCGCTATAACGCCTTGCCGGAGGAGTACAAAGCGGCGTTCCACGAAACGACGAAGTACTTCCGCGACGAGCAGAACAAGATGTCGCTCGGCATCATCGAGAACCAAATTCTCAAGCTGATGGGGCACGAGGATGCAGCGCTGGCACGACGCGTGCATGAGGGTAATCTTACTGACGCTGATAAGCTTCTGCTGGGGTCGAATATGGACGTCCTCGAGGACGCCGGCGAGCTCTCGAAGATTGAAGGACCCTATGTGCCATTGATGCGGCGTGGTGACCACGTCGTAAAAGGCGATTACAAGGTTACCTCACCGGGTAACGCGACAGTTATTAAGAACGAAGGGGGGGATGTGGAGTTCGAGTTCGGCTCGCGAGAGGAGGCCGAGAAGTATGTCAAGGCATCACCCCTGCAGGCGGCCCTTAAAAAAGTCTGGGTCGACAGCAAAACAGGCGAGAAGTCTGGGGCCAATGAATTGGACAGTGTTGCGCGCTATCGGGTCACCGTCCAGAACCGACACGTCGAGTTCGTCCAAGGTAAACGTGCCGCAATTGCGCGTGCCGCTGAACTCGCTAAGGATGGAAGCATTGCTGTCCACGAGGTGGTTCCTCGCAGTTTGGAGATTAACGCTCGACAAGGTGCCGAGCTCTCGACAGCACTTAGCCGCCTCGTTAAAAAACTTGAGCATTCTGACGCTTACAAGTCAGCATCACCCACAGAGAAAGCTGCGCTCCGACGCGCCGTTGAAGAAGCGTCGCTAGCTTCTCACGGCTCAACGAGGGTCTCCTCGCGCGCGCTCCCTCGCAGGGGCGTGCAGGGCTACAGCGAAGACCTCGTGCAGAACACCGTTGACTACGCAGGGAGCAGCTCGCGGTATCTGGCGCGGCTTGAACATGGTCCTGATCTGGAGGCCGGGCTCAAGGCCATGGCCGAGCAGCTGGATCGCGACCACAGCAAGACGGGGCAGTACGCTCGCACGGCGATCTCCAACGAGGTGCGCGATCGCGTCGAGGGCGATAACGGGTTCGATCAGGGAGGGAAGTTCTCGCCGGTCGTGAAACGGCTTCTGAGCGCGAGCTTCACCGACAAGCTGGCGTCGCCGGCCTATAGCATCATCAACGCGATGCAGCCGGGCATGGTCACGATGCCCTATCTGGTGGGCAAGTACGGTGTGGGTAGGTCATTCGCGGCGATGGGGAAGGCGTACGCCGACATCAATGCAGGCGGTGTGGTCAAGGCCGGAGCCAAGGGCACGGCGACCGCGGCGCGCGGCAAGGAGACCAAACAGGACCTCATGAGCATGGTCATGCGCAAGCTGTCACCGGACGAGCGGGCGATGATCCAACACAACATCGACGAGGGAGTGATCGATGCCGATGCCGGCATGGAAGTTCAGCACTTGGCCCGCAGCTACGAAGGCGTGGGTGGCAAAGCGGATGCAATGCTTGCGTACATGGAAGGTGTATCTCGGGAGATGCCTCGCGCGATTGAAACAATCAATCGGGCAGTGACGGCGCTCGCGACGTATCGCTTGGAGCGCAGCAAAGGCGCGTCTCACGATGCAGCTACGCGCGCGGCCACCGACGCAGTGAACAGCACGCAGTTCAACTACTCGCCGACGAACTCCCCTGCGGTGTTCAATCATCCTTTGCTCAAAATCGCACTTCAGTTCAAGAAGTACGGCCAAGGAATGTATCAGCTGATCGGGTCGCAAATCGGTGACGCTATCCGCAACGCAGAACCGGGGGATCGCGCTCGTGCAATCAAGACGCTGGTCGGCATCGCTGCGACGCATATGGCGATGGCTGGGGCTCTGGGCCTGCCCACGGAGCCATTCAAATATCTGGTTATGGCCGCCAGCCCCGTCACGGGGGTTGGATGGAGTGATGTCGAGAATGAGATACGCCGACAAGCTGCAGCGCTCTTTGGAAAGACAGGCGGTGAAGTGGCTACTCGTGGCCTTCCTCGGCTTCTTAATCTCGATCTGTCTCGCATGGGCCTTGATAGTGTTTTAAGTTTTGGCGAGCCCAAGAGCAACAAAGAGAGCGACGTCAAGACGTGGCTGTTCGACAGCGTGTCGGGGCCTGTTGTTTCGCTCGGTGCCGACTACGTGAAGGGTCTCAGCAACATCGCGAGCGGCAACTTCACGAAGGCCGCGGAGCAGCTGATCCCGCTCAAGGCAGCGAGCGACAGCATCCGTGCCTACAGGCAGTATTCCGAAGGGAAGAAGACCGCGGGCGGCAAACAGTCGAGCGCGCCGTACGCACCCTCTGAGGCCGCTCTGCGCGTGCTGGGGTTCGGTAACGCGCGGGAGAGCGAGGAAGGGGCACAGCGCAGCAGCTTCTACAGGGCGAGCTCCCGGGCCAAGGAGGAGCGCAGCTCGCTGACGAACGCGTGGGTCGAGGCGGCGCCCGATCACAAAGCGAAGGCGTGGGCGGCAATCCAGAAGTACAACATGACGGCGCCGGCCGAGAGCAAGATCACCGCCAAGGAGTTGACGGACAAGGCGCGCCGTGATGCAAAGGCGGCCAAGACGTCGACGCTGGGGATCACGCCGAACAAGCGTGATAAGCGCTTCCTCGAGGAAGGCATCTACAACACTCGCTAGGAGAGAGCCATGAGCTTCAAATCGGTAGCGGCCGGCATTGCGAAGAAGGAAGGCATCCCGGAGAAGAACGCCAAGGCGATCCTCGCCAAGTCGTCGCGCAACGCCTCGCCGGCGGCCAAACGCAAGAACCCCAAGCTCAAGCGGGTCAAGTAGTGGCTACTGAAACGATCACGATGCAGGATCGCATGTTGATCCCATGGACCACCAAGATCAACCCGATCTGGTGGCTCCATGGGCCTGACGGCTGGACGGTGCCCGACATCAACAACGGCGTGCCGTATTTGCCTGATGTCAAGAACATCTGGCTGCGGAGATTTTACTGGTTTGTGTGCCGCAACCCGCTGATGAATTTCGTGGGCTTCGTGGTGGGCGTCGAGGACCGCAACTACACGGTTACCGGTACGGAGCCGGTGCTTCGGACCACAGGCAGAGACTGCACCCCGGTGCAAGAAGGCTGGCGCTGGGCTGTCCTGCGTGTAGGCTGGTTGCGTCTCCCCTTCGTGAGCTACTACAAGAAGGGCGTGCTGGAGTTCTACTTCGGCTGGCGGCCCGCGTCGGGCGGGCTTGGCTTCAAGCTGGTGAGGGGATGATGGCGTCTGGCGTTCGTGACCCGAGCTCGCATAGGACCCCCGAGCAAATCCGCAAGATGGACCGGGGCTACAATCACGAGCCCCAGCACATCAAGGGCCGCTCGCAGCGCAACCAAGCGCGTGCGATCATGGCGCATGATCTCGGCCACGAAGCCATTCAGGGCAAGGACGTTGACCATAGGGTCATGGTGAAGGACGGCGGCTCGAACGCCCGTAGCAACCTTCGCCTGCAGTCGCCGCACAAGAACCGCGGCTGGGAACGAAACTCAAAATAGGAGCAAGACCATGCGGAGCATCGTTCTCGCGATGTCGTTTTTGTGCGTGCTTTTTTCATCGCCGGCCGAGGCGCGACGGCATCACGGAGGTCGCCTGCCGTGGTGCGGCATCTACATGGGGAAGTACTTCGGCATGAGTGACCGCTCACTGTGGGTCGCCCGCAATTGGGCTAGAGTAGGAGCCCCTGCCGGCGGTCCAGCGCCCGGCGTAGTCGTCGTATGGCCGCACCATGTCGGAGTAATAGTGGGCGCAGCTCCTGACGGAAAATGGATTGTGCACTCAGGTAACGATGGTGGTGCAGTACGTACAAGACCTCGATCGCTTTCCCGAGTGATCGCCTATAGGCATATCGGAGGAACCAGCTCAGCATACGCAGACCTCAAAGGGCAGGAGCAGACTGTAGCTCGCGGCCACAAGCACTTGGTGGCGCTGGCTGTCGAAGGCGGGGAGACTACCCGGCTGAAGCAGCCCCGTGCCCATACACGTCTCGCAATGCGAGCAGTAGAACCCTCTAACGTTTGGAACACTGCGGCCTTCGCAGTTCCAGCACAGCTCGCACACGAAGTCGGGCCCAAGAAGCGCAAGCCCGTGATGAAGCGCGAGCGCATGCTCGTCCCGCTCTTCACTCCCATGTCTGATCCCGTAATGCCGCACGTGGGCGAAGTCAGAGGCTTTGGGTCTAGCGCGCATTCCTCACCTCGTACTCGGCTCGTTCAGGAAGAGGCTGACCGTCCCAGTTCACGAGCATCGCTGCGATCGGTTTCACATACGCCTCGTGCTTCTCGGTCTTCGGGTAGTGGCGGACGTGAGCACGCCGCCGATGCGGGCGCGGACTGGCGTGCGTTCCAGCAGGCCCACTTTTAACGGCCTGATTGTAGACCGACGTATACACTCTCGTGGTGTAGGGGATCAGCGGAACGCCGCGCGCGGCACGCACCTTGTTGGGCTTCGCCGGCGGCGCTGAGCGCTCTTTGAGCACGCCCTTGGTGTTGAGGATCATGATCAGGCCCATCGTTATGATGGAGCCCTCCGTGATGATCGCGCCATTGCTGTCTTCGACGTAGCCCCGCGTCGCCACCTTGCCGATCTGCGGCTCCCAATATTTGAGCTCCAGCTTCGGCACGATGATGGTCACGCCCTTGCCACGGTCGGGCGTCGACATCAGTTGCAGTGTGTTGTCGGCGCGGAACGTGAGCACTTCGTTCTCGGAGTGGATCGACGTCACGGTGGCGAGGCGCTCACCGTCTCCACCAAGCTTACCGGGCTCACGGTTCACGTTGAACAAGTGGAAGCCCACGGTACGATTGTCGAACGCGACCGAGCACCGCATGACGCATTCAGGGTAGGGCAACGAGAAGCATCCATACTCTATGAACTCCATCGCCTCAGCCTGTGCCTCGCGGATCGTGTCCAGACTAAGGGGGCCGAAGTTGAACTGCTCGATGTGTTTCATCTCGTAGAGCACTTCGAGCGCACCCTTGCACGCGGCACTACCGAACCAGCGCCTCTTCTGCATCGCGCGGTGGATGTCTTCGGTGGAAGGTGCCGACGGCAACGCCGGGAACTCTCCCGTGCCAATTCCCAAATCTCTAATCTCCTGCATTGTTACCTCGCGGGTGGGTGGAGCTCTCGGATCAATTTACGGACCGCCTGCAATGAAGCGTAATCATCCGCGGTTACCTCATAGGTAACAAATCCCCGGTGGCATCTAAGGCAAGATCGCTGACGGCGAATATCCGGAGCGATCTTGGCCTTGTTTGTGTTGGTCGCCTTTGTGTACGCATAACCGCAGTGCACGCAGGCGAACTGAGACGTCTGGCTCACGGGATTGGGACGAACTTCGCTACCACGCTGTGATCGACAAAGCAGATGTACAGCACGCTGTAGAGATCGACGACGCCATCGAACATATCACCGTGGACGAGGTGGAACTTATCGTTATTCTTCCACGCAGCAAGGAGCGCCTTGTACTCCTTCTCGGCCTTCTTCACGGTGTTGAACCGGAACATGACCTGCGCGTTACTCGCAAAGGTAACGAGCACTTGGGCCTTCTCTGTGGGGGTGGGCTGGTTCACGTGTTGCTCCTGAATGATGTCGACGATGTTTCTCGTCACTGGATTTCGTCCACGAAGTTGAGATCGTTCGAGCTCGAGAGGTCGATCTGGATGATATTCTCCTTGGCGAAAGCGAGCCCTGTACCGCCGCCAAGAAACCCGACCACATGCTGTGTGGCCATGCTCGCCTGTAACGCCTCCATCAGGAGGTGCCGCGACTTGCCTGATTTTTTCAGCCACTCACCGAACGCTGCACTGGCAATACGCATGAGCTTGTCGTTGTGGCCGACTTGCACGACGATACCATTGAGCCGTGAAGTATCCGATGGTTTGAGCACCTTCACCGCGTTAGCACTATTCGGGTTTGGCGGCCGACCCGGAGCAATGTGTATCCGGTCCGTGTGGATCACCTTGTTCTGCGCCTGCATGTCCTTCAGGAAGGCTGCCATTATAGAAGAGATATTGATAGTCTGGGTTAAGTCCACGGTTTGGCGTCCCCGTAGCGCGCGCATAGTGCTCAGCGAGTTGAGCAAGAAATCCTTCAAGGACGGCTCGTTGAACACCGCATAGCCCAGATTGTTGGCGTATCGTGCGCCGAGCAAGATGGTAGCAATCAAAGATATCCAAAATCGCTCCTCCTGCATCGCAGAGGTTTCAAGGTTCAGCTGCTTACTCAGTGTCGCCATGTCCACTTCGCACTGCTTGAAGTTCGCTCCAAGCCACTGCGCATATTTCAGCCCAACACTCCCGTAGTTGGTGTTCAACTTGCTGAGGCGGATGGTCGCTTCGGATACATCCACCAAGCCAATAGTCGTCGCCGTAGGAGGCTTCACAGTGTACTCGAAGATACGGTAGAGCCCCGCCAGCGTGGTCTGTGTCTGCTGCGTCACGTGATCGATCAAGCTGTCGTTCGACGCTGACACTACGAGGGTTTGCCAGTGGCCCGGCTCTTTCATCTGAGCATGTTGATTGAGCCGCGACTTCTCCTTGCCCTGTGCGATCTGGAACGTCATGTTGACGAACTTCTTCGTATCTTCGTCCGTCTTGAGCTCGTCCCAGTACACGGGCAGCGAACGAACTTCGCCGATCTTTCTCATGACAGAATTCTGCGTATCCGACAACGACTGCACTGCGCGAATGGGATCGCCCCAAACAGCCTGCGCGATCCTTAATGCAGTAGACTTGCCGATGCCGCTCTCTTTGCTGTACGCGCTCATGAGCATACCCAAGTGGCCAGTGAACATCACAAGGGGTGCAGCGAAAGCTGACGCCACTATGGCCTCCAAATCTGGCCGTCCTTGCGATGTGACTAGCTTTACTGCATCCAGCCAATACGCGTCGGAGCCTCTCGGCCTGTACTGATGGTTTAACACCGGGTTTGCGGTAGCGCTCGGCGAGCTTCCATTCGGCGTCCATAGCTGACCACCAAATATAAAACCTTCCGTCTGTCCGTTTTTGTCCTGCCACCCGAAGGGTGCACTTGCTACACTGTCGCGAACCTGTTGAAGCTTCTTCACCCATGACACGAAAAAATCTCCTGCGGTCTTGTCGTTCGCCGCGAGCATGAAGCCCTGCCGTTGCAGCACCTTGCGCATCTCAGTCGTAGCAAGACACTCAAGCTCGATACTGATCTGAGCAGTCTTGTTGCGATCCACCACGCTATCGAAGTGAAGCATACGCGGCTCGTTCTGCAGCCACGCATTCAGAAGCGGGTAATCGCTGATCGGGATAGAAATCTGGTTCTGCGGGTTCGCAGGATCAGGGACCACCTTCGACACTATGCCAGCGGCGTTACGGATGTAGCCCGCGGGGAGATCGCCGCTGTTACCTTGTGAGGTTACCAGCTGCTGAGGTGCTGCTGGATTATGTTGAGCACTCGCTGCGTTTGCTTGCGCGGGTCCGAAGGCTCCCGCCGTAATTGGAGCTCCCTGTCCAACAACTGCAGCTGTAGCTGGCACGCTGCCAAGTCCCGGATTGCTTCCGACCGCAGGCGTGCTAGCTGCTCGTTGCTCGAAGTTAAGCGGCGATTTTCCCTGTACAAATAGCGCACATCCGCGACAAGCTGCTGCACCTGTCGCAGAGATCGTGGCGCAAGAGGGCCAGCCAAGACCGCGTTCAGATTTTTCGCGATCCTTTCGATCAAAGAACTCGTCGGTGCTTTCTTTCGAGTAACCCGCATGCTTGTCTCCCATGCGGTGTGCATCTGCACGGCCGCCCTTGGTGAACGTTGAGATCAGAGTGGTAATGTTCCAGAGGGGGTTGGATAGATGCACGCCACCGGTGAGGATCGCATCGCGAACAAAACCGCATGCCAGAGCAACGTGATCCAGATCAGGAGCAGGCCAGAGACTATCGAGCCCCATGCCAAGCTCAGAAATATCAGCGGTGAATGTACGTGGCGGAAAGAGCGTTCGATCCACCCCTCCTCCCGCCGCCGGCGAATGAACTCTTCCCACGTAAGGTTGAAGAGGTGTACTGATCCGATCGACATTATAATCGAAATCGAGGCGTGGACCAACAAAGCGTACATGGCGAGCAGGCTCCTGCTTCCTATTGAGCGTGTCGGGAATTCGAAGCACGCGCACAGTGTCGACAGTGCACTGAGTATCGCACAGCAGCCCATACGCCTTCGCAGCTTCGGCCAGTGCGAAGGAGATCGGGAGCCATTCAGCGGGCGTGAGTGCGCGCGCGACACACCAGTAAAAATGAAAGCCACCACCCGAGTGCACCACCATCGTGGGCTTGGGCAGGCCGACCTTCGAGATGAACAACATCACCTCTGTAATCGCTTCTTCGGCCGTGGCGTATGAAATCTTCGTCTTGGCGCCGGTGACAGGATCAACCTTGTCCGGCTTGCCGAAATCTACATCGATGAAAAAACTCTTGAGAGAGATCGCGTTGGTGGCTAGCCGGATGGGGGCGTTGTAGCTGAACGGCTTCTTGCCCTTGGTCGTCTGCGCCTTCGCCTCCAGCTGCGAGCTCATGCAGGCGTAGACGTCCAGCGTGTTGGAGCCGGACTTCAACGCGAACTCGAGCACGCGCGCTGCCTCGGCGGCATCCTTCACGGCGCGCCCGGTCCATGCCGGCTTACCGTCGGGGCGGGGGTTCGTGGGTGGGAAGGTCCAGTGCAAGTTGACAAAGCCCGGTTCCCCGGGCTGTGGCCATGGCACAACACGTGCCAGATATTCTCGTGCCTGTTCGTAGTTCATGGGTGTCCCTGCCAAACAACCGGAGGGGATGATACCCCTCCGGTCGGTCTTCGCCTCACTGCGCCAGAAGAGCGTTCAGCCTTTCGTCGATAGACCCCTCGAACGCGGACACAACACCGGGGGACACCGGGGCCGGCTGCACGGGAGCCGGTTGAACGACCTCAGGAGCAGCCACGACCGGCGCTGGCGTGGCCTGTGGAGCCGGCTGAGCCACGGGAGCCGCTACCTCGGGGGTAACCGCCCCGAACCCTGTCATGGCGACGGCGGCCCGCTGGGCGGGCTGCGTGGCCGCAGGCTGAGCTGCTGCAGCCTGTGCAGGAGCGGGCTGAGGACTTGCAGCTCCAAATCCTCCAGCCGTAGCTGGAGCTGGAGCCACGCTCGGAGCCGGGGCGACAGCTGCGGGTTGGGGCTGGGCGGCGACTGGAGCGGGCTGAGCGACAACGGGCTGGGGAGCTGGTTGAGCCACTGGCTGAACCTGCACCTGTGGCGCCGGTTGAGCCGCTGCAGCCGTCGGCGTTCCGGCCGGCAGCTGTTCGAGGAAGGCGCCCTGTGCGGGAGCAGCCACGGCCGCCTGAGCCGGCGCGGTGCCCTCGTGGATCACGCGGGCGGTCTCCGGGGAGTTCCGGAGCTCCATGACAATCCGACCCTCGTCCTCGGTGAGCGGGCGGATCGCGGCGAACGTGAACTTCGGATAGCTCTCGGCCGGGTCGAACCCGACCTTGATCCCCATTGTGAAGTAGGGATATCCGAGACCTTTATAGCGACTGTCGAACGCCGCCATGTCCTGCAGCGACGCAGCGGGGCAGCGCAGCAGCAGGGGGCCGCCATAGAACTCGTTGCGCAGGTCCGTCAGCGGGACCACGGCGAGCCGGCGATGGTCGCCGCACGCCTTGCCCTTGCCGCCGTTCGGCGCCGAGCCCCAAGCGTTGCGGGGGCACGTGGCGCATACGGCGCTCTGTTGCTTCGGGACGCCCGCGTCCGGCACGATCCCGTTCGCCGACGCGCAGTCCGGCGGATTGTTGTTGTTCTCGTCCCAGCCCTGCTCATACCACGTCTTCGAGAGGTGGGCGTTCGCCTTGACGATCACGAGATCGACGGAGCCGCGCGGCCCATCGCCGTCCTCACGCATCAGCGTCACGCTGTTGCCGTTGTGCTGGACCGACCAGACCTTGCCGCGATATTTGAGAAGCCCGTAGCCTCCAGTGATACCGCCCGAAAGATCATCCCCGGCCTGCTGCCCTTGGAAGACGGCTGCGACCTGCCCGTTGAACGTTGGGGGCACTACGATTGCGTTCGACATTTTCTCTCCTGCTTACCAGATGGTGGGTGTTGTTAGCGTCGCTTCCCTATTACTTGCGACGCACGCCGATACCTTGATAGGTGCTGTAGTTCACGCCCGGCGGGGGGACGCCGTGCTGCTTCACGTATTCGGTGATGGCAGTGACGTTAGGCTTTTTGTCGAGCATGTCAAACGCTCCCTGCGTGATCACCCACGTCCAGAAAGCGTTGATGTCTGCGGCACTCGCCGACGCTTTAACGGAGATCGAAACCGTCCCCGCATCGGTCTTCATGTTGGTGGCGTTGACGGAGTTGAGCGCGCTCTTGAGCTCCTCCTCGATCATAGCCATCGTCTCGTTCACGGGCTTGAGCTCGCTCTCGTGCTTCTCCTTCATCTCTGCCTTGAGGTCGCGAAGTTTAATATACTGGCCGACGCGCTTCTCGACGTCGACGTTGGATGTGAGGTTTTGCGTTTGGTCAGTCATGTTCGATGTTACCTCCGTGGGTTACCCATTGAAGGGCTACGCATCTAATGAGCATGGGGTCGAGCTCTCTAAATATCTCGCTTTGTCTGCGAGTGAAACCGGCGGGACTATCGGAACGCTCGTCGCCATAGTCCAGCCTGTACCCGCTACCTTCGGCTAAAAGAGCAATGCACACTTTACCGTTATCCCAGATGACGTTGTCGTAGTCGCCTACTCCTCGACGCTCGGTGCCTTCCGAGAAGCCAAACGTAAATCCCTCCAGCTTGCTCTTCTTTTTCATCACCACACCTCATTGCTGTCAGCGAACATCTTCAGGAACTGCTTCTGCACGTCCTGCTTCGCAATGAGCATGCCATACACACGTTTCTCGACGGAGGTGCTCCGCAGATGTATGATCTGCTGCTTGTGCTTCTGGCCTACTCGCTTGATCCGGTGGTTGGCTTGGTCATAGGTTTCGAGCGAGGTAATTGGTCCGAACCACACGACTGTGTCCGCTGCCGTAAGAGTAATTCCATGCGCCACGCACTGCGGGTGTGCCAGTAGAACCTTAAGCTTACTTGTATTCTGGAAGACGTTGAAAATTCGATTACGTTCTTTAGACGGCGTATCGCCCGACACAGTCTCATAGTCGATCTTCTCCGCTGCGAGCGCCTGCCCGATGCCATCCAGCGCATGGATGTAGGGGACGAACACGATCACTTTTCGATCTGTGCTCTCGATCGCATCGATCAGCGCCTCGATCCGCTTCTTGTTGTCGAGCGGCTTCACCTGCTTCTGGCCCTGAGCATCAGTCGTGTAGACCCAGCCCAAGCTGATTTGGAGTAGCTTCGCCATGGCGGCGCCAGCGTTCGCTGCCGTGATCAGCTCGCCGTTGGTGAAGGCGCTCTGACAGTGGGCCACGATCTCTTTGTAGACTTTCTTCTGCACCTGCCCCATCTCAACATCGACGTAGCGCTCGATGCACGGCGGCAACTCCTGCACCTCGTCGATCGTAAATCTAACGCTCGGCTGCATGACGTCGTACGCCTGCTCCACAGCGTCGGCCTTCGGCACCCACTTCTGCACGTGCCCAAGGGGGTACATCAGCGCCGCCCGAAAGTGCGTGAACCAGCGCGGCACCGTGGTGGGGGTGACCACCTTGCACTGGTAGAACACATCAGTCGGCTCGTGCGGCATGGGCGATCCAGTCATGCCCCACACCCACGGGATTTTCGCAGCGAGCGCTACCATGGCCTTCGTGCGCTCGGACTTGTTGCGGTACACGGCCAGCTCGTCAATGACGAGAACATCGATCTCGCCGGCCGCCACCAACGCCGCGAGCTCCTTGGCGATGACGCCGACGCCGTCGTGGTTGATGACGTAGATGTCCGCGTCCTCAGCCAGCCTCGTGCGCCGCCTCTTCGCGTCGCCGTAGAGCACGTTAACCCTGATAGAAGGGTCCACTTCGAACGCCTCTCGCTGCCACACGAACGTCAGCGTAGAGAGAGGCGCCACCACGAGCATACGCTTCGCGCGCTTCATCTTCTGTAGATACCTGAAGCTCCAGATCGCGCATTTGGTCTTGCCTGTGCCCATGCCGTTGAGGACGTAGGCCCGCTGCGCCATAGTCAGAAGCGCGCAGGTCTTCTTCTGCACCTCGAACGCGGGCTTGCCCACTGTCTGCGGGAAATCATACTGTGAGAGTATCGGCGCGGGCGCATCGAAGCCGATCTTACGAAGAAGATACACTTCGGTCTCGCTGTGCGGGATCAAGATGTAATCCTGATCCATGAAGCGGTGCGGCTTGCCCATCGGAAACAACCCCGCCACTTGCTCAGTGCGAGGAACACCGATGATCTTGTGCTTGCCACTAACGATCGTTTGCATCTTTTAATCCCTGCAGCGTGACGCGCAGGTCGTGCACGCCCTTCTCGCTGTCGATCACGAACACCATGCCGCCAGCATGCTGCATCTGTTTGATGGTCAGCTCCTGCCGCGGAGTAGGCTTCTTCCCCGGCGCCTTCGTCTCAATACCGATGAACTTGCCTCTATAGCACAGAATGCAGTCTAGCGAAGAAGCTCCAAACCCCGACGGCACAGGCCAGTATTTATAGAGCCCGCCTCCGGGGGCATCGTCGAAGAACTCCCCTAGTACGTTCTGCACCATTCTCTTGATCTTACCTTCGGGAGTAACAGCCATGTCAGCCTACCAGCAATAAGAGTTTGGTCTTTAGATGGTCCGATGGGAACTCAAAGCACGGCTCCTCATGCACCATTACGAGGTCTTCCGGTTTGTGCGAACGGGCTGCATTGGTCACAACCGGCGGCTTCATATAGGTTAGCTCTGTAACGATCAAATAGCCGCAATCATTATGGTCGTAGATCGCCCTGCAGTATACGTCGAACTTACCATGCACGATGCGCCTTAGCTCGGGCTCACCCTTGCGTTGAGCTTCCCAAGCTTTGTCGCGACCCATGTTGTGCCACTGCTCAGCACGTAGTCGCTCCCCTTCATATCGTTTTGCTTTGGTCATATTTATACCTATGCATAGACTGTGCCACTTGAAGTTTTAACCGTGAAGCAGTGCGATCTTTGTAAAAAGCACTTCGAGGTCCTTGTCAGAGCCGCCATTGGTTTCAATCTCGGCAAGCTCAGAGCCTACATCTGGAAGCGTGTCACCGTTCGCTGGTGCCCGGTGTATGAATACACAGTAGCGACCTTCTTTGTTTACGCCAGACGTAAACACGAACTTTGGGAACTGCTTGCATAGTGCGTACAGGAACGTACCCATGTACCGAGATGGCATGGTGGTTTCCCAGATCGAACTCATGTTTCACCTTCCAAATTGAAGCACGAGCTTCGTGACAACATAGTCCCTGTCATGGTCCGGACATTCGATGACGAGCAGTCTGTTTTTAGCTTCGTACTTGCTGTCACGTTTATAGACGACAACGGCCGGCATGTTCCCTTCTCTGGTGTAGAAAAACTCGTAGTCGGGGCATGCGTTGTCCAATCCAATGCAGAGCGATGCCAGCCCTCTATCAAGACCAATAGCCATGCTTCACCCTGCGATCAGAATTATCTTCGTGACTGTGGCGTGCGACACGAAGCTTTCCGCGGGCTCCGTCACTTCGAATACAGTTTCGTAGTGGTAGCTGCGAAGGG